TCAGGCTTCAACTGTTCGCATCAGGGTTGCCAGCTCATCCTTCACCGACTGGACCTGCGGGCCGATAACCACCTGCAAATTGTGCTGATTTAACTGTACCACGCCGATGGCCCGGTTGGCTTTCAGGGCGTTGGTATCCACTTTTGACATATCCGCCACCGACAGACGCAGGCGGGTGATGCAGTTATCGAGCGAGGTGATGTTATCCGCACCGCCCAGCGCCGCCAGAATGGCCGGTGTGTTGTAGCCGGATTTGCCCACGGTCCCGGCAACCGCCTGTTCAACGCTGCTCGCCGTATCGGTATCGCGGCCAGGCGTTTTCAGGTTAAAGCGGGTGATGGCGAAGCGGAAGATGCCGTAGTAAACCGCAAACCAGATAGCCGCCACGACCGGCACCAGGTACCACTTGGTGGACAGGCCGTGCAGGATCCCGAACACCACGAAGTCGATCACGTTGCCGTCGGTGTTGCCGATGGTCACGCCCAGCACCGCCATCACGGTAAAGCCCAGACCGGTCAGCACCGCGTGGATGAGGTACAGCACCGGTGCGACGAACAGGAACAGGAATTCGATTGGCTCGGTGGTTCCGCCCACGACGCAGGCGATCACGCCGGAAATGAGCAGGCCTTTAATTTTATGACGGTTTTCCGGGCGCGCGCAGTGGTACATCGCCAGCGCGGCACCCGGCAGGCCGCCGAGGAAGGCAGGCATTTTACCCTGAGACAGGAAGCGGGTGGCGCTTTCCGAGAAGCCGTGGGTGGTCGGACAGCTCAGCTGCGCCTGGAAGATGGTCAGCGCGCCGCTCACGTCGTGACCGCATACCTCCATCGTACCGCCCGCTTCGGTGAAGCGAATCAGGGCCACCAGGATATGCTGCAGGCCAAACGGCAGGAGCAGACGCTCGCCGGTGCCGAAGATCATCGGACCGAAATCTCCCGCGCCGTTGATGATGCGGCCAATGCCGTTGATGCCCATCGCAAAGACCGGCCAGATCAGCGGAATGATCAGACCAAACAGTCCCATCACCACCAGGGTAACAATCGGCACGAAGCGGGTACCGCCGAAGAAGGCCAGGGCATCCGGCAGCCGGATATTGTGGAAGCGCTCGTGCAGCATCCAGATAATCACACCCGCGATCACTGCCCCGAGGATCCCGGTATCAATAGACTGGATGCCGATCACGCTCTGAATGTTGTTGGCTTTCAGCACGGCGGCGTCGGTGGTCGGCAGAATGCCTTTCGCGGTCAGCCAGAAGTTAACCGCCAGGTTCATCACGGCGTAACCCACAAACCCGGCAAACGCCGCGACGCCTTTATTTTCGCGCGCCAGGCCCAGCGGGATAGCAATACAGAACATCACGGGCAGGAAGCTAAACGCAAAGGAGCCGACTTTACTCATCCAGATGAATCATGATTGAAGTGATATTAATATGTTAAATCAGATAGTTAAGGTTATGCGGTTTTTCTATGGGGCATCATTGGGGCATTTTGAGTAAATGATGCGTTCAAAATGCCCACCTGGTCATGGTTGTTCTCGGTCATCCATTTACCGTAAACCGTGAATAGCATTTGCGCTGACGAATGGCCCATCTGGTGCGCAACGAAATTTGGGTTCGCTCCGGCGACCAGTGCCCAGCACGCATATGTGTTTCTGGTTTCATAAGACCGTCTTTGTCGGACGCCTGCACGACGCAGGGCAGTGCGCCAGGCTGAATTAATGGATCCTGGGACGTAGCACATCGTCTTCTTACCGTTCATTGAAGTAATGGACGGCGAGAATATAAAGGTGCATTCATCGGTTCTCTTTTTTTTGTATTCCCGTAGGCTGACGCTTACCTTGTGGGATGCCATCATTCTGGTCAGTGGCATTTGCGCCTTGAGTGCATCAATTGCTGGCTGGGTCAGCTGTATTGTTCGAATCCCGGCGTTGGTTTTTGGCAGGGTGAAGTTACCCTTCAGGGAATAGTTCCGTGACACCGTAACAGTCCAGTTAACAGTATCCACATCCTCCCAGGCTAACGCGCTTAGTTCGCCATGCCTGACACCTGTATTTACCGCAAAGATAACCATATTCTGAAACTGTAGCGTTGGGCAGGCCGCAACCACTCGCTGATACTCGTCAGAAGTAAGAGGATCTGGAACGGGCCTTTCTTTTGCGAGCGGGGTGATGCCTGCCATCAGATCCGTTTTCAGGTAGCCACTTTTGAAAGCAAAGCCCAGCATCCCGCCAAGACATGCCATATAGCTATTGACTGTAGGAACGCTTCTTCCCTTTTTGGGTGGATGATTTAGGCCATGTCTGGTCTTCTGCCAGCCGTTCAGTAGCTCCTTCCTGGCACTAAGGATATCTTCAGTGTTCAGGCTGCCGATATACCTGTGCTCACCAATTGTTTCGATAGTGGTTGTGAGGTGGCAATCGTAACGCCTCAACGTCCCGAGGCTAAGCTCCATCTCTTTAAGCCCAAGCCATTTCGATTTCAGTTCAAGTAGTGAGATTTGCTTTCTGACAGTGCTGAATTTCTCTGCGTTCGATGAATCAGGGAATTGCGAGGCATAATTGAATGTGCCTGTCTTTATCGCAAAGCAGACTGAAGCCCGAAGTTCGCCTGCCATTTTCCTGTTTTTTGGCGTGTCAGGAACGCCGAGATTTTCCCTGACACGCTTCCCCTGATATATGAACCATATGCGTAACGATTCGCCATGAACCTCTACGCCTGTTGGGTATGCTGCCATAATCATTCCTCGTTTGATGTGCCAAAGGACATTTAAGCAGATATTCTCCGGCGTTTCGCTGGGCTTTGGTGCTCGATCCAGTGGTTTATCTCATCGCGGTTATACATGATTGGGCTGTTTTGCTTAGGTGCCATATCAGGGGCAACATGGCGATAATGCTTTCCCTCCATCCAGGTAGACCGGCGGGCATGCTGAATCATGTGCTTTGACATGCCGGTTGTCGCAGTTAAAAGTTCCTCTGTGACCCATTTATTCGGTACCAACTGAATAATGTCGCTCATGGTTTTCTCCAGGCAAAAAGAAGCCGCCCATAGGCGGCAATAACATCAAGGGATGTGAGGCAGTGCTTTCGCACCCAATAGCCAGCTCATAACTGGCTATCAGTTGCGTCATGGTTTGATGTGAAGGCGCGGCTCGCCGTCTTTCGGCTCCGGCCATTCACGCGCCATGTTCACTTTTAGCTTTTCTTCCATAGCCGCGGTTATTTCCTGGTCACTTATTCCCGCACGGCGTTGTGCATCCCATAACAGGAATTGCATGTCAGCCCATTCGCTGAGGTCGCCAACATCATCTGCAGCTTCAAGTGCTTCTTTCGACAGATGCTTAAGCGGGCCGATCGGACCGACATCGCCAAAGGTCTTTTCTGACCATTCAGCATGGCGCCGACGGATCAGGTTTCTGGTGAACTGTGATTTCTTCGATTCGTAAGGTTTCACGCTCTCTCCTCATGCCGCGCGCTGGGCACGCAGCGATTTAATGTGCTCACTCGTCTCCAATTCGGCGCGTATCTGTGCCGCCTCACGGTGGTCGAGGTGCTCAAAGTCATTGTTGAATCTGTCGATTGAAGCGGTGTTAATCCGGCCCTGTCGCCAGTAGCGGACTATCTGTGATGTGCAGCTGTGGACGATGACGGGCCAACCTGAATGGTCAGCGTAAATCTGACCCCGTTGAATTAGCTGGAACATGTGCACCACCTTTGACGAAAATCACCCAGTGGGTTTTGTCTGACTTGCCGGTGCGCTGCCAGATGACCGGCTTTTCGTCGGTCAGCGCCAGGATATTGCTAACCGGGATCTGAGTTTCGTTCCATTTGAAGATGAGTACGCCGTGTGGCCACAACACCCTGAATGCCTCTGAGAAGCCGGCGCGCAAATCATCACGCCATGTTTCTTTGTTGAGACGCCCGTACTTTTTACCCATCCACGCGTTATCGCCGACACGCTCGAGGTGCGGCGGATCGAACACGACGACAGGGAAAGTGTTATCGGCAAAAGGGAGGGCGCGGAAATCGGCAATAAGGTCCGGACTAATAACCAACTGGCGACCGTCGCAAAGCTCATGCTGTTCGGCGCGGATATCACTGAACACCGCGCGTTCGTCCTGCTTGTCGAACCAGAACATGCGTGATCCGCAGCACATGTCTAAAATTGCCTGCTGCATCACATCCCCCTCTGTTTATTCTTCAGTTCGATCACGCCCTGGCACTCCGCGCACGTCTGGCAGCCGGGTACGGCAGCACGCCGCGGCTCGGGAATTGGTTCGTCGCACTCTGCGCAATGCTCAGCTGATACGGCGTTGCGATTCAGACGGTGAGCGGAAAGGGCAGCATTACGCTGAAGCTCTTCAATCTCTGCTGCTGTGTCGATGATGTCGGCCATGGTCAATGCTCCCGGAACTGTCGGTTAATTCGGTTGAAGGTGAACGCCAGCAATAAAAAGGGAGCCTTAAGCTCCCGGGTGATTAACGATTTCATGCGGCTCGCTCCGCCATTATTTCGGCCTTCTGCTCGTCGTTGAGCATGTCGTCAGAGACGATCGCCACGCGATTGCTGGCGCTCCACGATACTGGAGCACTTTCCTTCAGAGCCTTATTCAGCGCCTCAGCAGCATCACGCACAACTTGCGGCAAGCAGTAATAGTCATCGCCATCCGGCATTATCTCTTCGCAGTGCTGTTCCAGATCGAACTCCGGCGGGTAGTTAGGCTCGCAGATCATTAACTGCAACTCACTCGGCAGCAGGGAGTGCTCATAGCAATAGTCGGCCAGCGATTCAGCGTCGAAAAAGTAGTGGTCATCATCAAAGATAACTAGCGGCTCTCCGGCCCATACCGCGCGTTCATAGGTGGCGAACTTCGCCTGGCGGCTTTCGCGGTGGCATTCTTCGCAATAGCCATTAGTGCTATGAATCGGGTGCTCATCAGGTTTATTTTTACACTTGCGATGAGTGGCACCGCACCAGCGCGCCTGGTGTTCGTCTTTTCCCCAGAAACGCCCTTGGCGGTCTACCCAGCCAGTTACAGTCTGGATGCTGGCCGCTTCATCGCTGTCCATCATCACGATTTTTTCAGTTTTCATATTCATTGTTCGGCTCCGAACCGCCCGTTAAGGCGGCCAGTTTTGACGACGAACTCCAGGAGGCTAACTCCCAGAGCTTCAATTTTCTTGTGATACTTGTTGATGATGGGAGGCACCGTTTCGTTCCAGTTAGGCTTTGGCTTCTTGCGCATGGCCTGCTGGATTTCCTCGGTGCAGCGGCGGAAGGCTGCACGGATGGCGTTGTCTGTTTCTGGAGTCATGCGGCCTCCGTTTTCACAACATCGATGGCGCAGCCTGGCAGCAGTTCTACAGCGGCGGTGTCGCACTGGTTTCCCCAGTGGTGCCAACCTGGCGCCGCGCTGCGGCTAAACAACTCAATGCGCGGCACATCACCATAAAGCAGCTCCAGCCGGTGGCGTACTTCCCACGGCTTTTCGCTGTGCGCGCCGAGCGGGCTGTAGACAACCTGCTTAATCCCGGCGTGCTTACGTTCCAGCCCGGCGCCGCGGGTAGCAATCAGCAGATCTTCGGTATTGGCCCGGGTGTGGTTGCCTCCGTTCATGCGCGTCTCGGCGTTAAGCAGATCGAGGAAGTCATAAAAGTCGGTGATTTCACCTTCGGCCAGCGCCTTGTTGATGCGCAGCTCGGCGTTCTGATTCAGCTTCACCCAGGTAAAGCCCTTCATCGTGCGAACGGTAAAGCCCCAGGCTTCGGCCAGCTCTATCGCCTCCTGGTTATGCGTGCCGGTATACCACATCGCCAGCACCGCGTTTTCTGCGGCAAGTTCCCACACAGGCAGGCGCTTGATATCGATTAGCTTCATGGTGGAGTAGTGGTCGGCAGCGGCGCCGTTGCTGATGGTGTTGCCGTAAGACCAGGGAGGATCGACATACAGAAGTGAGTATTTCGCTGTCATGCCGCCTCCTGCCTTTCCCGATATTCCTCAGCGAGTTGCTGCGCCTTTAAAGGATTGCTGACCACTTCACCCCATGGCATTAGCCAGCCGTTACCAATGAAGGGAAGGCACAGTGTGCCAACCGTGATGTCGTCGTGAGCGTGAGTCATAGCGATGCCTTTCAGAAGGGGATATCATCGTCGAACTGAGGATGTTGATTGCTCTGCGATACCTGACGGTTGGCCTGCTGCAGGCGCGATTCAGGTACCGCATTCGGATCCTGCTGATTACCACCCCATCCACCACCGCTATTTGATGGTGCACCCCAGCCCCCGCGAGAAGAGTCGTGAGGTTTACGGTCATCTTTGTCTTTCATGGTGCGCTCGAGTGTGGCGATCGCTTCTGCTGGCGTTTTGTCGGTGAACTCTTTATAGGTCAGACGACTTCCCGGCTGGAAAACATGCCGGACTTCGAATTTGTAGCTGTCACTGCCATCTGTCTTGGTGGTGAGGATTTTTTGCAGGAACAAGCCGACACGCTTACCTTCCAGTGCTGGCAGACACCATTCAGGGCCGCTTTGCCCCTGGCGCTGTTGCGCCTGAGCGTCTTTAACCTGCGCAGCCCACATGATGGCGGCGATCAAACCCATACCAAAAGTCTGTGTGCCGTCGCGACCGAGGAAATTGATGCGCAGGAAGTTTGCTTTCTGGCCGTCAGCGTCGAGCGAAAGAACAAGTGCCTGCGACTGTGATCCATCCTTGCCGAACTCATAAACAGCGGAGGTGATCACCCCTTCGTATGCGCCGGTTTCAGAAATGCCAGCGGAGGATCCTGCTCTGAGTGCTGCTTCTGCCGACTGCTGGTTCCAGGTAAAGCTGATTGGTTGGTTCATCGTTATCTCTCTTATAAGTCAGTAAATTCAGAAATTGCGTTGTCGAACGCCGCCAGGTCGTTATCCATGTCAGTCACTTCTGGACCGAACAGGTCAGGAGGACATTTCACGGTGTCGTTGTCGTCGCCCTTCAACAGGAAAAGGTGTTTGCCGTCGCGCTTGATGATGCGCAGAACGATAGGGAAGTAGCCTTCAGGAGTGAGCTTTTCGTTAAGCATCTTGCCGACTGTCTTCATTCTGATTTTTCCTTCGCTCTCTTCGGTGTGTGCGAGGAAGTAAACGCGGAAGTCGTCAGGAAGCTGGGTTGCAGCTTCAATGATGCGCCAGGCGTGCTCCGCCATTTCAGTAAACTTGGTGTAGCCAGTCTCGTAGGCCCGGTCCATGTTCTCGTGCTGCATGACGGCCTGAAAATCATCGATAATCAGAATCTTTCGGCCACTAATCGCAGCGTTACGGATCACGTCAAGAAGATGACGGCCATTGCGGATATCAACCACGTTCCCGCGCTGGATTGAGTTATCCGGCAGGCGTTTACCGTGGAGTTTCCAGCCGGTATTACGGAACGGAAGGGCCTTACGAATACAGCGAGCGAGAATGGCATTTTCCGGGTTAACGTTGCGGATGCTGTACGTCTTGCCATACCCGGAGTCGGCAAGGATGAGAGTCATCACCGCCATAAATCACCCCTTAAGCCAGTGTTTGATGGTGAAGAGAATGTCTTCGTCGTCGCTGTTGCTGGACAACCAGCGGAGATAGCCAGGGTCGACCTTCGCAATTTCTTCAAACGTCAGGCCATTGTGCTTGCCGAACCGGATCGCCTTAATCAGTGACGGGCTGTTTGAAATGGCGCGCATTTCGCCAAACGTCCATTTCGCCAGGCGTCCCATGTACAGAAGCAATTCAGCAGTGACGTAGCAGTCATATAGCGCGCGGTGCGCATACAGGCCTTCCGGAAGTTCAGGTTTCAGGCCCAGGCTGTAACGCAGGTACTGGTTACTGTGGCTTAGGTGATCCGGGAGAAGAGCACGGGCCAGCTTAGCGGTGCAGATCCACGGCGCGTCGATTTGGGGAAGCTTCGATTTATCGAACTTCGCGTTGTGAGCGACGTAAGCCTGCGCGCCAAGGTAACGACCGATAACCTCACCAATCAGCGGGGCGTCAGCGACCATATCTTCAGTGATATGGTGGATAGCCATAGCCTCGAAGCTAATCGCTTCAGTGGGCTTCACAAAGTCGCTCATGGGATTACAAATAACGCCGTCGACGATATCCACGCTGGCAATCTCCAGCACACTGCCTTCCAGGCTGGTAGTTTCGGTATCAATAACTCGTAACATGCTTAATCTCCGTAAGGTGGTCGTTAACTGCGTCAAATTCTGCGAGCTGGTGGGCCAGTGATTCGAGGTCTGCCGGCTGCAGGTCATACAGCAGGCAGAGCATGGCAACCATCAGCAATCCGGTCTGCTGAGTTACCATCGCGTTCTCCGTGATGACTTGGCGCGGGAAGGGTTCTGGCGGAAGAACTTCTCAGCGCAGCCTTTGTCGGTGCAGAAATGCTTTTGTGACGTCGACATGTAGGTCGATACCGTCTGAACAGTGCAATCGCTCTTATGGCGCCGCGCGCCGCAGTAAGCACACATTACAGAGCTGAGGTACTCGGTAGCCGAGTCGAGAATGATGCTTTCGGCAAAACTGCCGGGCACGCCACGGGAATCGACATACTCGATCATGTTCTCAGTTCGCCCGGCACTGTTGGTGAATGACCCGCGCCCGGTAAGTTTGATAATTTGCCCGCCGAGTTTTAGTCGGGATCCTTCTGGCAAACTTGCCAGACGTTCAGAGGTTAATCGCTCGTAAGGTTGCATAAAGACTCCTTAAAAAGTGCGTGCGAAGGCCGCCCGCATAATGCCAGGCCGATCGGTTGAATAGGGTGGTTACTGCTGGATAGGGTTGCCGTGACCGTCCAGAAGGACGTCAATAACGCAGTCACTGAGGCGGATGATTTCTGCGTCGGTGTGCAGATACACCCATTTGCGCTCCTGAATGACTGCTGAGACGCGATAGGTTCGGCCTTCATGCATTGCCATCATGCCGGGCGTGACGCACTGGCGAATGAGCGGGGTGGTACCGTAGTGCAAGTTGCTGCTAATTTTTTGCAAACTCACCATGCTGTTCTCTCCGAAAATCATTAAGGACAGCCACCGCATCTCTGATGGTGCGGTAGTAACCTAAAAACACTCTCTTCCCCGATGAATCAGTTGATCGTGCAGACCATTTTTTAACATCCGGTCGCCATGAGACGCCCTTTACACCAGTCCTGCTGTCGCTTCTTACCGACTTATTGAGGCAGTTTTCATGACGGCTTGCGGCTCTTAAGTTGCACGCCCTGTTATCTGTTCTGTCACCATTGATATGGTCTACTTCTTCAGGTGATTCCCCGGTGCATAAGAAAAATGCGATTCGAGAAAGGAAGTAGTGCCTTCTTCCAATACCAACTCGGAGATAGCCATTATTGTTTTTTGAACCAGCAGGCCGCCCCTTTACAACCCATCCTGATTTCGTCACTTTCCACGTAAATACTCCGGTTTCAGGGTTGTAATCCAGCAAGGAATCTATCTCCTCAGCACTTGGCAACTTGTGCTTTCGCATCATTTTTTCCCCTCCACCTGAGCCAGTAAGCCAGCCATATGCATCTGCCAGCGGTTAAGTACCAACTTTTCACGCGGGTTTGATACCGACGTCAGCTGCCACTCGTTATCGTTGAGCTTTTTGGCGGTGTACTGCTTGCCGTTGTGGGTAACTGTCATGATGCCTCCCGGGCGTGGAGCATTGCATCAGCCAGCAGGTAAGCTCTTGATGCTATCCCATCAACAGTTTCGAAGTAGGCCCCTTCAGGCTCTCCATCAGCACCTCGCGCAGCAACTATCAGCGCTTTTGCAGCGAAATAATCGCGCAATGTCATGCCGCCAGAGCTGACTTCGAAACCATGTAAGTGACCAACTTCGTCGCGCTCCACGATAGAATCACACGGGAAAGCGCGCCCTCCAGTTTTGTTGCTCATAAATCCTCTTAGCCTTATCGCGGCGAACGGAACGGTTAATACAAGACTTCAACGCATTTATTCAGTGTTTCAATGGGCGGAGGATGGCCGCCGGTTGTCATAAATGGGCAGACTCGAAAATCTGCCTATGTATGGCCGATAAAAAACCCGCCGAAGCGGGTTAGTCAGAAATTCTTTCCTTGAGGATTAGCGACCAATCATCAGTAGCTCCGCCAAAGTAAGTGTCGATTTCCTCCACGTCATAATCAGCAGTTGAATCGGACAACACCCTCAAAAATAACTCCAGATGATCGCGGCGAATCTGGTACTGCTTAGCTTCAGCCAGCTTGTGAGGGCATAAGCGGTAAGCAGCAGTTTGGCTAGTTACCTTCGAGAGCCTACAGCAGTGCTTGTATTGCCGAATAAGGGCCGCAAGCGCCTTAGGTGATATTTGTGTATTGAATGTGTCATCTTCCCCGAAGTAACTGTTATCGCATTCACCAATCTTCATCCTCTTGCCCTCTGTAGTTACCCGCTGATGCGGGAGAAATGCTTTATCTATCAGCTGCTACAACTCATCACGAATCTGTGAGAGTGTGCTGATCGCCTGGTAATGACCGCGACGCTGCTCTTCTGTTTTGAACGCACGCATATCGTCTTTTATCGATGCGATTGCCTTATTCAGAACTTCCACTTGCGCTTCTTTAATCGCCTGTTTGCGTGGCTTCTGACGATTCTTAGGAAGGTCTCTTAAACACGCCGGAATGTATTTCTGAGTCATAAAAAATCCTCTTGTGATTCAGCACAGCCCACTCAGCTTCGAATGGACTGGAATAAATCTGTTTGCGCTTCGCACCTCTCATCCCGCCAGTGTTGCCCGTTCCCACGCCTTTATCGCTCTCGCGAGGGGGTAGCCTCACACCGACCGGATCGCGCCCGGTGCTGCGCCGAATTTGTACGTTGGGGTCTAAACAGGATTACCGAGTGCTGTTCCGACTTTGTATGTTGTTAAAAAGCAGGCGACTTGCTGTCCGCCGCTGGCTAACTTCGCTCAGCTGTCGATGTTTCGTTTCGATGGGGTAATTAAACATCATGTGGATTTATAGGTCAACACTCTGTGGATTTATTTTGTTGATTTAATCGTTTCTTGTTGATTTTTATGTTGATTTATTTTTTGGTGGCATAAGTGATATGCTGCAAAAAACATCAAAAAGGGAGTGGGTTATGGACTTGGATGAAGAAAAAGTGAACATGATGGCTCATGCCGCCGGGCGCGCGGTGATGGAGTTATCGCTGGCGGATCTGCCTGTGACGCAGGAGGCTATCATTGAAAAACTTGAACAGTACCGGAAGGAAACTGGCAACGTGATAGGGAAGGGCGTGAACAGGGATGCTGCTGAGATAGTGCGGAAAGGAAATTAAAAAACCCGGCAATGCCGGGGCCGGGGTTACTTGAGAACCAACCCATTTAGTGCATCAAGTATTTTGGCTACATAATTACCAAAAATATATGCGCAAAAAGAGAAAACCACTGTGATGACAACAGCGGAGGCTTTAATGGTGGTTTTAAGCGAGCCAATTGCTGTTTCAATTGTTGCTAACCTGGAATCAATAGACTTAATATCCGATTTAATATCAGATACATCGCGCTTTATGTACTCAATATCGGATTCCAGTCTTGCAACTCTACTTTCCATCTCACCACCTCCGCCGCTACCGCCACCATGTTGTGGAAAACGATCCCAGACGACTGTTGCATCTTCTTTGTGCTGATTCATAGTCTACTCGGCATTAGTTTTTTTGTCATTCTTCTCCAGCCACGATAGAACTGGGTGCGCAGAGAATCTGTTTTCATATCCGCAATTTTTGCAAATTATGCGGTAGTTGTACTGAAGCAAGGAGTGTAATGGTTCAAACCCAAATGAGCTTACTTTTGATGGGTTTACATACGTAAACCATTCTCCAGTCGGCTTATCTCCGTCATAAATTTGCTCGCTGGCCTGTGGTACGGCCATATCTGCACTGCCACATATAGGGCATGAGACGATTGGAACGCCTCGTTCTGCTAGGAATTGAGACAGTAATTCAGGTGATAGCGCTCTAAATTTTCGCCAAAGCACCTCCATTAGCTCGCGCTCTCGTTTTTCCTGATCTGATTCTTCCATTATCCCCTCAGCGTAATTTCAGTGCGCCTGCTAAACCAGTCGCAGCTTCGTCTTTACAGCAACACCGAGTACCAGAATATGCGACCGATTATCTCAACATCATCAATGTCAGCTTCTTCATCCGGATATGCGTCGCCGTTGTAGCTGCGAATGATTAGCTTGCCGCCCGGCTTCCGGTATAGCTGCTTAATGCGCTTGAGCTGCCCGCTACCGCCGTCTGCCTGACCAATGGCATACAGCTTACCGTCAACTATGCGCTTGTTGTTCGTGTCTACGGCTACCGTAGTGCCATCGGGAATGATCGGCTCCATGCTGTCACCTGTGGCCGGGAAGCAGAGAACTCCAGAACCGTCGGTGTTTGCCCCTACTCGGCGTAGTGTTGACTTGGAGAACCTCAGCTTAAAGCCATTATGATCCTCGCATTGAACGCGGCCATCGCCACATGCAAATTCAATATCCTTGAGGTAAGGCACTTCAACCTCGTCCGCAGGTAGCGGTGTGTTTTTGTCCCAGGCATCGACAGTTCCCCACTCAGACTCTGGCGGGATATTGCTCTCCTGATCTTTCTTTGGAGAGCCATCTCCATTTAATAACCAGTCAAGAGAATAACCGAACTTTTCAGATATTTGTTGCGCAGCCTCACGACTTAACGCGTCTCTCTTTATCCAGTTGTTTACGGTCTGAGGGCTGGTCGATAAAGCCTCAGCTAAATCCCGCTGTTTCAAGCCTTCCCTTGTCAGTAAAAATTTAATTCTTTCAGAAATGCTACTCATAAAACCCTCCGCTCCATGCATGGTAAACAACATGTGTATTTTTTCCATCACCATAATGTTGATTTAATCCACATCATGAATTAACATGGTGTTGATTACACATGAGCGGAGCAAATCATGATCAACAAAACATCACAGTTCAGCACGCCGCTTGAGAAAGCCATTGATGCAGTCGGTGGTTCTCAAAAGGTGCTGGCTGAGAAGGTTGGCGTTTCGCCGCAGGCTATCAACATGCTCAAAAAGCGTGGCGGCACCCTGCCGGTGACAAAAATGCGCAAGTACGAAGAAGCAACGGGGCTTCCGCGTGAAGTTCTGTATCCGAATATTTTTGCCGCCTGAGGGCGGCCCTAACCATAAATCACAGGAATTATCGCAAATGGAAAAATCAATGACACGCAACAAAGCGGAGGCACGTCGAATCGAGAGTTGGTTACACAGCCAGATAGCCGAGTTTGGCGCCACCCGTATAGCCGAGGTGCTTGGGGTCAACAAGTCGACCGTAAGCCGGTGGCGGGAGAACCTGGTGCCGAACATGTCGCTGCTGCTGGCCATCCTGATTTCGAACCGGGATGGGGTGAAGGGAGATTTTGAAGCATGAACGCAGAAAGGGGAAAAGCCGCGGTGCTGGAACACCAACGGCTTTCAGGTGCAAAAAAGAGAGTAGTTGCAGGAGGAATAATGGCAAAAAATCCACGCTATTACCATACCGCTGTACATAAAAACATAACCCGCGACCGCTTCATCCGCTCGGTTAATCCGATTGTGGCAGAGAAGATGCGCGCCATCCTGGAAGAACTGAAACGTAAGGAGAGTGGCCGTGGGTAACGTATCCAATTTAGCCGAAGCCAGAGAGGCCAGAAGGCTCCAGAAACCGCGCACGAATGACGGTAAGGGGTTTGCCTTGCTGCACCGTAAAATTATGGATGTGCCGTTCTACAAGGACGCTGAGGCGGCTCATTTATGGGTTCACCTGCTCCTGCGCGCTAATCACGAACAGACAATGGTTTCGACTGATGTTGGCGATGTGATCTGCGAACGCGGAGAGTTTATTACCGGGCGAAACACGCTGGCAATGGAAACAGGTTTGACCGCTGATCGCGTTAAATCACTGCTACGTAAATTCCAGAACCTGGGCATGATCACCACCAAATCGAACAACCGTTTTACTGTTCTAAAAGTGGTCAAATATGACGAATATCAGTCAAATTTTTGTCCAGCCGATGTCCAGCCAGTGTCCAGCGCAAACGCAGTCGTACCAATGCCTGTTGGGGTGGAGTGTCCAGCCGATGTCCAGCCAGTGTCCACAGATAACAATATATTAAATAACTTACTACCTAACGGTAGTAAGTATGTCGCAAATGACCAGAAACCCGCTGAAGAGAAAAAGTCTCGTTTGTCATGCGATGAAGTGTGGCAATGCCTGAAAGACGAACTGCCTGAAGCCAGGGGATGGAGATGCCTCACTGATGAGCGACGCAATCTGATCCGCACATTCTGGGGTAAGGCTAACAAAATTGCCCGCAACCTGGACGGCAAGCCGATGGACATGGACGGTTTCAGAAGTTATCTGCGTTACATCGCTCAGAACTGCCGCTGGATGCTTGAAGACCGACCAGACCAGAAATCCGGGAAGACCTGGCGCCGCATGAAATTCGATAAGTTCCTGACCGAAAAGCTCTACATCGAAGTGCGCGAGGGGGATCGTGATGACCGCTGAATTCATGGCTGTACCTCATAACCTCGAAGCAGAGCAGAGCGTTATCGGTGGCCTGCTGCTGGACGATGACAACAGCGAGCGAGTCCAGAAGGTTCTGGCGATGCTCAAGCCTGAGTCGTTTTACAGCCGACCTCACCAGCTGATATTTGCCGAGATGCGCCAGATGTTTCGCGACAACAAGCCAGTCGATGGTCTGACATTGTTTGACGCGCTCGAAGGCAAAGGGCTAGCGGAGCAGGTAGGTGGCTTTGCTTACCTGGCGGAGATAGCCAAGAACACTCCCAGCGCTGCAAACATCGTTGCTTACGCAGCATCAGTCCGGGAAGCCGCAATGGAGCGCTACGGTATCAACCGCCTAACCGAAGCTACTGAGCTGCTGTATTCCCGCAACGGCATGAGCGCCACGCAGAAGTACGAGGCCATTCAGGGTATTTTCACCCAGCTCGCAGACCATTCAAAAACCGGTAGTCGCCGTGGGTTGCGGTCGTTCGGCGAGGTTATGGATGACTGGGTAGCAGATCTGGAGAAACGCTTTGACCCTTCAGGCGAACAGCGCGGCATGAGTACCGGCATCCCGTCACTCGACCGACTGCTGGCGCCGAAAGGTCTGGTTAAAGGCTCACTGTTCGTGATTGGCGCAAGGCCAAAGATGGGCAAGACAACCCTGTACGGGCAGATGGCGATCAACTGCGCGGTTCGCGAGAAAAAACCAGCGCTGATGTTCAGCCTGGAAATGCCTGGTGACCAGATCCTCGAAAAACTGGTTGGTCAGAAGTCCGGCATAAACCCGAGCATTTTTTACATGCCCGCCACGGATGACGCCGATGACCAGTACCAGGGCGACTACGACGGCGACTTTAAGAAGGCGATCGCTACTGCCGGGCGACTGAGTGAAATAGACATGCTGTATATCGACGACACTCCTGGCCTGTCACTGGCGCATATCGTTAGCGAAAGCCGCCGAATCAAACGCGAGAAGGGCTGTGTAGGCATGATTCTGGTTGACTACCTGACGCTGATGACCGCCGAAAAGGCCGACCGTAATGACCTGGCCTACGGGATGATCACCAAAGGTCTGAAGAACCTCGCCAAAGAGCTTGGCTGCGTCGTCGTGCTGCTGACCCAGCTCAACCGCGAACTGGAGAAGCGAGTGAATAAACGCCCGTTACCGAGCGATTCCCGCGACACAGGACAGATTGAGCAGGACTGCGACTACTGGGTTGGTATCCACCGGGAAGGTGCTTTCGATGACAGCGTGCCGCCTGGAGAAACCGAGTTAATCCTGCGACTCAACCGCCACGGCAGTACCGGTACGGTTTATTGCAATCAGATCAACGGGGCAATTTACGACACAGACCAGCAGGCCGCCGCCGCAGAACGCCGCGGGCGCGAGCAGCAGCCGAAAAAGAAAGGGGGCTTCTGATGAAAGGCAAACAGGCAATTCTGCGTTATCTCGAAACGCACCGGACCTTCACCGCGAAGGATGTGGCCACAGAGTGCGGCATGACCATCAACTGCATCACGAAGAACGCTATCGATCTGGAGCGGGCCCGGAAGATTGTGCGCGTGAGCAAGGTCTGGCGAACGGTGACTTATCGCCTGGCCACGCCGGAAGAGCAGGCTGGTACAGCGCGCAGTTGCACCAACGGAATATTTCAGGAGTGCCGAAACAGTCCGGCGATGAGAAGGGTATTGATGGTTTGGGGGAGGGTAGGGGTATGAACGTGAAACGTTATGAGTGGGTGGCCTGTGATGAGCATGCGTGCCATTGCGACGTGATAGAGAGTGCTGAAGGCGATATGGTTGATTACGAAGACTACGCCGCACTTGAAGCCAGATGCGCTGCGCTGGCTGCGGAGAATGCGGGGCTGAAGGGTGCGTTTGATAAGCCTCAAGCATATCTATCCTGGCACGCTATTCCACCAACCTGGGAAGACCCGCTCCCATGCGGTGAATATCTTGATGTTCATGACGAGGCAGGACACAAAAACTCCGATGGAACTGATTGCTGGCCGGTATATGCCAAGCCAGAAATCGAAACCCCAGCCACCGACGCTTTCCTGGCTGAAGTGCGGGCGCATGACCTCAACGCTTTCATTCGGCATCACAGTGCAGAACTGGATGCGCATATTAAAAACGGTGGTGAGCAGTTCGACGAAAAATCAGTACGCATCAGAGACATCATCGTCTCAGCCCGCTTGTTCAGGGAGCAGATTCGCAAGGAGGCCGCCCAATGAGCAACATCGACAAACGCGCATTACGGGAAGCGGCTGAACGTGCAGGACAAAATGACTGGGAGTACGTCTACACCAGCGACCTCAGCGCCCCAGGGCGGGGATATATCACAGTAGGCGGAGCAGAGGCTATCTACTGTCTGAATAAAGCCGCAGGGGGAGTGAAACAGTCTGAAAACGTATTGAGATATATCGCTGCAGCTAGCCCGGAAACAATGCTGGCGCTGCTGAATGAGATTGCTGAACTTGAGCAACGACATTGCGGAACAGCATTGCTTGAGCGAGAAGAAATGCACACCAAAACTCTGGGTAGGATGTTGGATGAGCTGGATGCCAAAGACAGGCGGATTGCTGAGCTGGAGTTGAAACTAGAAACCGCAGAGAAGCGAATCGCTGAACTGGAAGCGAAGCTCGATAGCGCAGATAAATTGCAAGATAGCGCATTTCGTCATGGTCTTCAGCATGGCTTCAGTTTAGGTCAAACGGATAATCAGGCTGGATTTGAAGAGTGCTTATCTGCCTATGGCACCGGTAAAGGAGAGTGAATGTGAAAAATTATCTCAGCAATTTAGCCAGCATGCTTCAGGGGATTGCAGGTGTCATTTCAGACGGCGAGCGGGTGCAGAAAGAGTGCCCTGCGCACTTAAAGTCAGCACTACTCGAGGCTTCTCACGCGCTAGATGGTCAATCGGTCAGGGTCAATTATCCGCCTAATGGAAAGCCTGAAATTGTTAATGCCCGCGGACACCATCGACCGCTTACCTTCCGGGAACGAGTGGCAATCCGCTTACTTGGTGGCAGGACGGAGATTCGCCCATGAGCACTATTACCAGAGAACGCGCACAAGAAATTTTCCTCGGCAACGGTCCTGAGCCAACCGCATCTGAAGAACGAGAGCTGGCGCGTATCGCGCTGGCATCGCTCGAAGCGGAGCCTGTGGCGTGCATGGTAAATGGCGCACTTTACCATAGCGAAGAAGAAGCCCGTGCTGATGCCCGATACATCTTACAACCGCTCTACACCGCCCATCCAGCGCCGGTATCTGTGCCTGATGAAGTTAGTTGGGAAGATGTGCCAGAGGACATTACCGAAGACGATATGGCTCTTGCGTCTGCATGGGCTCACGGATTCAATCAGTGCCGCGCCGCCATGCTTCAGGGTGCCGATGGTGCCCTCACTGATGAGGATACCAAACGAGTGGACGAATTGGTCATGTGGATTAAGCGTTTAGCCCATTCACTTAGAAAATCCAATCCTGACAGCAAGTTACAAAGCGATGCAATGGACTACTTGAGCAGGAAGGGGTTAATTAGCGTGAAGGATATACTGCGATGATGACAGATAAAGACCTGACTGATGATGTGCTGGACGAGATTATTGCCGGGGCCAAAACATCGATGGAGCAGTATCTTGCTCTATCACTTAAGGCTGAGCGCGCTGCTAATCGACAACAAAGCCAACAACAAAATATTCCGGAAAATATTCCAGTCAACACGCCATGCAAGGAAGCGCCAGAGCATATCTGGCTTCAGACTGCCGGAGTCTGGCCTGAGAATGGCGAGTTCAGCGAATTAACGTGGTGCAGCGACAATCAGCACGAGGACGACACTCTCTATGTTCGCGCCGATGTTGTCGGTGACAAATCTCCGGTAATTCCGGATGGTTGGGCACTGGTACCGGTTGAGCCAACTGAAGACATGATCGTCAATGGGTTTGAGTCAGAGCCAGACGAGTTCTTTAGCGATGAAGAAGTGTGGAATGCTTACGATGCTATGAGCGGGTGCCAGCAGGCGGCGCACCGGGCAAAACTTTGCTGGGCCGCGATGATAGCTTCGGCACCAAAGCCAGAGGCGTGATACCCAGTCAATTCGACGCATAACTAAACGTCAAGCAACGTTTGATTATTCGTTATCAGCCAGCCATAATTAAGTCACCGCAGGACTGAGCACCCGGCGGTGACTTCTGCGCATTTAAGGGGACTTAAATGCGACCACAATCTGAACTCCTCACCTTGTCACAGATGCAGAAATGCACCTGCGATTTTCTGCATTCTGCGTTACCTCTTGGAGGTGGCGCATGAAACAGCACTACTGCATCGTTAACGAAACCGTTAAAGACAACCTCATAGCATTCATCCGCACACTGCCGGTAAACCCTCGCGCGCCAATGGTTGTCGAGGCTCGGGAAGAGACGCGCACCGACAAGCAAAATCGTCTTATGTGGCCGCTACTGAAAGACCTGTCTGTCCAGGTTGTTTGGTATGGCGAAAAGCTTGAGCCGAAGGAATGGAAAGACCTGATCACTGTTCTGGTTAGCCAGATGCAGGACCCGGAGAATGAGCAGAAATCAGCGCCGGGCATTAATGGCGGCCGCGTTTATTTCGGTGTCAGCACTTCCAAATCCAGTAAGCGCTACATGGTCGACGTCATCGAGGCGATTTACTGGTTTGGCACCGACCGCGGCGTGAAGTTCTCCGAAGCATCCAGTAAGCGCATCGCCTGGGCGCAAGAGTGGAGGGCTTCCCGTGGGTAGTCCTCTCGCACGCGTAATCACCAACGAAATATTCCGCGTTCCGGCGCGCCGCCAGCGCAAGCCTGAGGTTAAGCCGTCCGACATCCCGACACTGAAAGACTACACCGCCCGGCTGGTGGATCAGAAATGGCTGCGTCTCGCGGCGAGGAGGGCGCATGGCTAATTTATGCAAAGCGGCACGCGGCCGCGAATGTCAGGTACGCATCCCAGGCGTCTGCAACGGTAACGCTGAAACCTCGGTACTGGCACATATCCGCCTGGCGGGCCTGTGCGGCACCGGAATCAAACCGCCTGACCTAATCGCCACTATCGCATGCAGCAGCTGCCACGATGAGATTGATCGTCGTACGCGTCTGGTCGATGCCGAATATGCAAAGGAGTGCGCGCTGGAAGGCATGGCTCGCACGCAGGTTATCTGGCTGAAAGAGGGGCTCATAAAGGCATGAATCAATATCACATCAGTCTCCCGTGGCCGCCGAGCAACAACCGTTACTACCGGCATAACCGAGGGCGGACGCACATCAGCGCAGAAGGGCAGGCGTACCGCGACAGCGTCGCCAGAATAATCAAGGACTCAATGCTGGATATCGGCCTGACCGCGCCCGTGAAAATCCGCATAGAGTGCCACATGCCGGATCGCCGCCGCCGTGACTTGGACAACCTGCAAAAGGCCGCGTTTGACGCACTGACTAAGTCCGGGTTCTGGCTCGATGACCAGCAAGTCGACTACTACAGCGTGAAGAGAATGCCGATCGTCAAAGGTGGGAAGCTCGAGCTGACAATAACCGAAATGGAGGCAGCATGAAGCCAGAAACGTTAGAGATTCTCCGTACTCGCTGGCAGCGCCTCCGGATTTACCGCCGCCCAGGTTCCGTGCTGGTTGATTACCGCATTCTCCGTAATTTCGTTCGTATCTACCACCCTGCAGGAGTCGCATAATGAACAGTCAGCAACTGGAATACGTACGTCAGCAGCTCATTGTGGCGACCGCAGATCTGAGCGGTGCGACGAAAGGGCAACTGGTAGCTTTCGCCGAGAACGCGCAGTTCACCGCGACGGCGCGCAGCCGGGGTCGGAAAAAAGTATTCGACAAGGATAAGCAGCGCATGGTCAACCCGGACGGACCACCGATGAGTGGCAGCCAGTCCCGCGCCAAAGGGTCATCCATCGCACTGGTTGGCCCGGTTGAGTTCGTGACAGCATCGTGGCGCCGCGCTGTCCTGTCGCTGGAAGACCACCAGAAAGCGTGGCTGCTCTGGAACTACAGCGAGAACATCCGTTTCGAATACCAGGTCGCGATTACCCAGTGGGCGTGGGCAGAGTTCCGGGAACAGCTCGGCGCGAAAAAGGTGGCCGGCAAGACGATGGAGCGCCTGAAGAAACTGATATGGCTGGCGGCGCAGGACGTCAAAGCGGAGCTGGCAGGGCGTGAGACGTACGAATATCAGGCGCTGGCGGAACTGGCTGGCGTGGCGAAATCCACCTGGACAGAGACGTATCTACCTCACTGGCTTGTGATGCGTAATAGCTTTAAGCGACTCGATAGTGGTGCGCTTATCTCTGTAACGCGATCACGTTCACAACAAAAGGCGACAAATTTAGATGTAAGTCTTGCAAAACCGAACTGAAACGCATATATTTCATGTAAATCTGATATCGTCGCCATAGCTTCGCAGGTCGACAAAGAATTAAGAGCCCGAGGTTAACGCCTTGGGCTTTGTCGTTTCTGCACAACAGGTAAGATTATTGGACGTTAGAGGGCTGTTCCACCCTATCTAATGTCGAGCCAAACCAGTAATCTTTCCGTTGTGGTGAATGCGCAGGCTGATGCGCTGTATATGAGATGGTCGTCCGGGTTGATCGCCGGGTAGCGACCAGAGAAGTGCCTAAAATGATGGGGTGGCTCCCAATGCCGGAACAACAGTGCCGGTCACCACACACAGAACCCACTGCCTGGGACCCTTCGGCCATAGAGCCGACATTGCCTTACCCTCACATTGCCAGCCTGTCGCTGGCTTTTTTTTCGCGCTTCGCATGCGCCTCACAAAAACGTCGAACCGTTCACTTTGAAATGAGCCTTTGAGGAAGTCAGTTAGTGCTGGCGAGCCTCGACGGGCTGATTTCCTATGCGACAAAGGTTCATCTCAAAGAAGGCAAACGCCATGTTAAAAGATCCTTCCAAGGAAGAGATTGAAAAATACTTCTTTTGCGACCCAGATGTCGGGAGCATTGTCAGGATAGCCAACTCAAGTACAGCAAAGGCTGGGGAAAACCCAATTTATGTTAACAATTGTGGTTACCACATGGTCAGCGCGCTGGGGCAGAGGCTTGGTCTCCACCGAATAGTCTGGATCGTAGCGAAAGGCTCTATCCCTGAAGGTATGGAAATTGACCATATCAACGGCGACAAGAGCGACAACAGAATTACCAATCTGCGCCTTTGTACGCCAACACAGAATAGGCAAAACAAGACCAAATATAAAAACAACAAATCTGGCTTTAAAGGGGTTTACTACGAAACAGCTCAACGGGTTAAGAAACCATGGAGAGCAAGGATTGTTGTTAATAAAAAGGCGATCAGCTTGGGTAACTTTATGACCAAGCATGAGGCTCATCAGGCCTATCAAGATGCCGCAAAAAAATATTTTGGCGAATTCAATAGGCCCTAACTTTCAGGCCCCGGGAACCATCATCGACACGCCTACTTGTTAAATCGTCCCGAGGGCCTTACCCCTTTCAAACACACAGCCCCCGCTTTTAAGCCGGAGGTTAGAGACTATGAAAATGCATAACGATCCCCAATCCTGGACGGAGTTTATCGAACTACTCCACAGCTGGTGGCGTGGCGAAACGCCGATGGGTGCCGTATTGCTATCGGTTGCCATGGCCGCATTGCGAATCGCTTACGGCGGTGGCGGCTGGAAGAAAATGCTCCTTGAGGGGGCAATCTGTGGAGCTCTGACCCTTACTGCTGTGTCAGCTCTTGATTACTTCAACCTTCCGCAGTCCCTGTCGATTGCTATAGGCGGCGCACTCGGTTTTGTTGGCGTAGAGCAAGTGAAGGTTATGGCTTCCCGGGTGTTTAATTCTCGGTTTGGAGGCGGTGATGCAAACCAGTGATAAAGGCATTTCCCTGATCAAGCAGTTCGAAGGTTGCAAGCTCACCGCCTACCAGGACAGCGTCGGAGTGTGGACGATCGGATACGGATGGACTCAGCCTGTCGACGGTAAACCAATCCGCGCCGGGATGACGATTAAGCAGGAAACGGCAGAGCGTCTGCTGAAGACTGGACTGGTCAGCTACGAAAGCGACGTGTCACGACTGGTTAAAGTGGGACTGACTCAGGGGCAATTCGATGCTCTGGTGTCGTTCACGTATAACCTCGGTGCCCGGTCTTTGTCGACATCGACACTTCTGCGAAAACTCAACGCCGGTGATTACGCTGGCGCAGCTGATGAGTTCCTTCGCTGGAATAAAGCTGGCGGTAAAGTCCTGAACGGCCTGACCCGTCGCCGGGAGGCAGAGCGGGCTCTGTTCCTGTCATGATTGGCGCGCTGGTTAAGCGTTACTGGTTACAGCTGCTGGTGCTGGTGTTAATCGGCGTGCTGGCGCTCCTCGTGAACCACTACCGCGACAATGCCATCACCTACAAAGACCAGCGCGATAAGGCAACGGTCCGGGCCGACACATCTGAGGCGATCACTAACAACGTGATCACCACGATGAACCTCATCCGTGACATCTCACAGGCTACCCTGAATGCAAAGAACGAACTGGCCAAAAAAGGCGAGACGCGCATTGTCTACATCAGGCAGGCGCTTAAAGGAGATCCGTGCGCTAACCAGCCTGTTCCTTCTGCCGCTGCTGACATCCTGCGGGAATACGCAGAAAGTTTACGTTCCAGCCCCGGTGGTGCCGATAAGCGCTGACCTGACCGCAGACACGCCTGTCCCCGGAATGGTGGTTCCATTCACGTGGCAGTCAAGTCTGGAGTTAAACGCGCAGCTCTATACGGCTCTTGGGCAGTGCAATCTGGATAAGGCGGCAATTCGGAAAATTGAAGAGGCGAGAAAAATAAATTGAAATCGAGAAATGAAAGTAGTAAAAGTCAGTCATGCTGTGAGCAGACCAGCTGAAGAGAAATCACCAAGTTTCAAAAACAAAATTCTGAGCCTCGGCAACTGCCGGGGCTTTTTTGTATCCGCATTTCACCGCGCACCGCAGCGCATTCAAACCACGTCGAACCAAACCCTTTGAAATGAGCCTTTGAGGAAGTCAGTTAGTGCTGGCGAGCCTCGACGGGCTGATTTCCTATGCGGCAAAGGTTCATCTCAAAGAAAGGTACACGCTATGAATAATCCGTCAGTTATTCCGGCCTTCGACTTCCGAGAAATGGTTTTGCCATCTAACGGAAAGGTCATCACAACGTCCATGAAGATCGCCCGCTATTTCGGCAAGGCGCATAAAAACGTTCTTCGCACTATCAAGCGGCTGGAGTCAGATTGCTCCCCTGATTTTAACCGGCTCAATTTTGAGCCCGTTGAATACCTCGATAAGAAAGGTGAAATGCGCCTGATGTACAACATCACGAAAGATGGCTGGATGATGCTTGTAATGGGTTTTACCGGGAAGATGGCGACCGCGATTAAAGAGCAATACATCGCCGCCTTTAACTGGATGGCCGAGCAGCTAAACCGACGCATGGCGATGGGTGAAGAAATGCAGCACCGCTACGCCATTAAAGAAACGCGCTCAAAGCTGAAAGGCACGATCGGCAGCCGGTTGATGAACGAGCGGAAGAAAGAGAAGCGCGTTCTGGCGGTCGAGCATGACCACATCATGCAGGTAACGCAGCCAGAATTGCTGATTGGCTGATCGGCATTACAGAAGCTCTTCACTGAGGGGCTTCGATAATGATCTGTGTAACCCTGCAAGGATGGTGATCACATCTTGCTGACGGGTAAGCCGTAAGTGGCTAAGCACTTCTGAGAAGCAGGGCAACCGCTGCGATACGTGGAGAACGAAATGGCTACCGTCTACAGAATCACAATCACCAAAAAATCCAAAGAGTCCTTTACGGGGCTCATGACCAGAAGCCAGCCAGAGATCGTCAATGGTTTTGTCGCACTGGCAATGGATGACGGCAAATGGCGCTACTTCAGCCAGGACAGCATTGATGACTTCCTGTTTGAACCCGTAGAACAGCCAGAAGAACAAACAACGGAGTAACGAATGAGCAAACCGGACTGGGAGGCCATCGAGACGGCGTACCGGGCCGGAGTGATGTCCCTCCGAGAAATAGCATCACAGCACGGTATCAGCGAAGGCGCTATTCGTAAGCGTGCCAAGCGTGACGACTGGTCGCGTGACCTCAATGCGAAGATTCAGCAAAAGGCTGATGATCTGGTACGCAAACGGGAGGTACGCAAACAGGTACGCAACGAAAGCACTTTGACCGAACGCGTACTGATAGAGGCGACTGCCGAGGTGATTGCCACGGTACGCATGGAGCACCGGGGAGATATCCGCCGGGCTCGCGAACTGACCAACATTCTATTCGATGAGTTGGCTGGAGAGTGTGGCGATGTGGTCGCGCTTGAGATGCTCGGTGACCTGATGCGATCTCCAGACGACAAGGGTATGGATAAGCTCAACGATCTGTACCACAAAATAATCAGCCTGCCTTCCCGTGTTAAATCCATGAAAGACCTGAGTGACAGCCTGAAGACGCTGATCGGCCTCGAGCGTGAGGCGTACAGCATCGAGAATAAGGCGGAAACGAAAGAGGTAACGCATAACGTCATGCTGGTCCCAACCAGTGACAGCGTCGATGACTGGGAAGCGGCAGCGCAGAAACAACAGGGCGGGGTGCTCGGTGGATGAATTACAAAGCTGTATGGAAGCCTCTGCCTGGATCGCAGTCTCTGGCGCTGAGCTGCCCGTGTAACGAAATTCTGTTCGAAGGCACTCGTGGACCGGGTAAAACCGCTGCGCAGTTAGCCAGGTTCCGGCGCAATGTCGGTGTGGGTTATGGCTCGTTCTGGCGCGGCGTCATCTTCGACACCGAATATAAGAATCTTGCCGATATCATCACTCAGTCGAAGCGTATGTTTCGCCTGTTCAACGACGGCGCACGCTATTTGTCATCTGCGAGCGAATTGCGATGGGTGTGGCCAACGGGCGAGGAGCTTCTCTTCCGCTTTGGCAAAGAGGCAGACGACTACTGGGATTTCCACGGTCAGGAATTCCCGTTTATCGGCTTTAACGAGCTGACGAAACAGCAGTCTCCAGAGTTCTACGAAATGATGTTCTCCTGCCGACGTTCATCGTTCAGGCCGGAAAACTACCCGCTGGAGAATGGCAAGTTACTGAGGCCGATCCCGCTGGAGACGTTCAGCACGACCAACCCGTTTGGCATCGGACATACCTGGGTGAAGAAACGCTTCATTGAGCCGGCGCCGCGTGGAACCGTACAGCGCGACAGGCAGATGGTATTCAACCCCCAGACAGAGCGAGAAGAGGAAATCACGCTGACCCGCGTGGCCATCCACGGATCGTTTAAAGAGAACCCGTACCTCGACCCGCAGTACATCGCGACGCTGATGGCAATCAAAGACCCTAACCGACGCAAAGCGTGGGTAGATGGCTCCTGGGATGTGACCAGTGGCGGGAGATTTGACCACCTCTGGAATGAATCGCTGCACGTCATTAAGCCATTCCGCATACCGGATAGCTGGACAGTTGACCGCTCCCATGACTGGGGTGAGTCGAAGCCGTTCTCTAACCTCTGGTGGGCGCAGGCTGATGGCACTGCCGCTGAGCTGCCAGATGGTCGACAGTTCTGCCCGCCGGCAGGTTCGATAATCCTGATCGGAGAATGGTACGGCTGCCCGCCTGACGAGTTGAACAAAGGCCTGAATATGTCATCCACCAACGTCGCGAAAGGCGTGGCGTGGATTGACAAGCGGCTGGTGGGCGAAGACGTCGACGAGCCGGAAGAGATACAAATCGACGGCGTCACGCAGGGCCAGCTAAACATTGTTCCGGGAATATGCTCGGAAGTTATCCCGGGCCCGGCTGATAGCGCCATTTTCAATACCGGTGACGATGAGTTGTCGATCGGACAGAAGATGGAAAATCAGGGTGTCGAATGGCTTGAAGCCAACAAGAAGCCAGGCTCTCGAGTTAACGGGGCCTCAGTCTTCGCCGACATGCTTGAGGCGGTGATTGAAGGTAAGAAGCTGGAATCTGGTATCCCTGAGAAGCCTGCCTTTTACGTTTTCGAGCATTGTCGTGGCTGGATTAGCCGCATACCAGTACTGGTACGCGACAGCAAAAACCCGGACGACGTAGATACCCAGCAGGAAGACCACGACTGGGATGCAACCCGTTACCGTGTGCTGCACTCACCTCGCCGTTCAGGGGCGATATTCTTCACATAAGGACAACTCAGTGAGTAACGATACAGAAATGCAAGTCCTCGCTGGGCTGATTGTGAATAGCCTCAACGAGGTATCGCGATCTCGACAGCTTTATGCGGCTGGCTTCAATAAATCAGGTAACACCAAGCGACACCACCTGTGGTGCGAATTTGGCTATCCGGAGCGCCTCGACTTCGACCACTTCTACAACATGTATGAGCGTAACGGCGCGGCGTTCGGCGCGGTGCATAAGTTGCTCGATGCATGCTGGACTGATACCCCGGTGATCGTCGACGGCGATGAGACGAAGAAGTCGAAGAAGTCGACGCCGTGGGAAAAGAAAGTCACCAAACTCATGAAGAAGCATTGGGCGAAAGTGAAGGATGCAGATCGGCGCAACCTGGTCGGGCATTACTCAGCACTTATCCTCCAGTTTGCAGACAGCAAGGAGTGGTGGGAGCCAGTCGATCGCAGCGTGATGCGTAATTCTCGCGAGCGCGGCTTGGTCAAGATGATCCCCGCATGGGAAGCGCAGGTTAAACCCGGTGAGCTTGAGCAGGACCAAAAGTCTCCAGACTACGGCATGCCGAAGTTCTACTATTTCCAGGAACAGCAGGTCGGCGATAACGGAAATATTTCCGGGCCGATGCGGTCTATTAAGATCCACCCTGAGCGCATCATCATGTTTTGCGAAGGGTCAGAAGACGAGACTTCACTGGCTGGCATTCCTTTCTTGCGTGCTGGTTATAACGATCTGCTCGACATGGCAAAGACCTCCGGTGGTAGTGCCGAGGGCTTCCTGAAAAACGCCAGCAGGCAGCTCGGCATTAACATGTCGAAGGATACAAACCTCAAGACCATTATCGACGAGGCGAAGAAAGCTGGTTACTCAGGACTGGCTGAGGCGCTGAACGCCGCCATCCAGAAACTGAACTCAGGTACTGATTCGGCACTGGTTACTCAGGACGGAGAGGCTAAGGTTCTGTCTGTGGCTGCTGCCGACCCGAGCCCTACATGGACGGTCAGTGCAAATCAGTTCTCTTCATCCGTACAGATACCTTTCACCATTACTTTTGGTCAGCAAACGGGCCGTCTGGCCTCCGATCAAGATAAGAACGACTTTGCTAAGCGGTGCAATGGACGTCGTGCTGGATTCCAGACTGGCCGTGTAACCGCTGTTATCGAACGCCTATGGACCGTGGAAGTTATCGAACCACCTAAATCTGGCGAAATCACGTTAACCTGGTCTGATCTGCTCGCTCCAAGTGAGAAAGAGAAGATTGCCAACATGAAGGAAATGGCTGCGGTTGCGAAGGATACCCAGCAAGCCTACGGCACACCAGCTGTTGATGAGAACGAGGTCAGGGAAGCGGGAGAACTTGAGCCGCGTGATGATATTAAGCCGCCTGACCCAAATGAAAAGGTAACGACCGATGATCCTCTTTCCGATGACACCGGAGCAAAAGACGAAAGTCGGGACACCGGTAGTTCCGCGCAGCAAGGTTGACCCGACACGATCGGCAAAACAGGTAACCGCGATGTTCCGGGATATCGAAGAGCGATATCTCGGTATCAAGCGCGCGCTGAAAGTTCTTCTCGACCAGCGCCTTACCGGGCGAGAGCGTGAGGTTAACAGCCATAACTGGCATTTCCTGTGCCACGACAACGGCGCTGATGTGCGACTCTACCAGGTTAACGCCGGCAAGTTCATCTACGACATGTCGGCGCGGGAACTGGCTGACCTGCTGGAAGCGGTGCAGGGCATTCTCGACGATTACCTGCTGGAGGGTGGCGAGCAAAACCTCTGGGCGATGGATTACGTCGTCGCAGAAGCGCAGCGCGGCACGCTGGAGGCCTTCAACAACCTCTCACAGCAGTCGCAGGTGTATGCCAGTCAGACGACGCTACAGCAGCTTTTAAACAGCCCCGGTTATCTTAACCAGATATCGGCGGCCAGGCTGACAACGTTCAGCGACTGGAAAGTCATCAGTGACACCGCTCGAGGCGACCTGACCAACATCATCACCGATGCAGTAGCGCGCGGGGTGTCACCAAGAGATACCGCCCAGGTTATTAGTAAACGCCTCGATGTGAGCATGTCGAAGGCTAAGGCCATTGCTCAGACAGAGCAGGTAGGCGCGCTGCGCCAGGCGCAATGGAACGAAACCGACTGGGCTGCTGACCGGCTAGGGTTGAATACCGGATTGTTGTGGCTGTCAGCGCTCAAGCCGACGACTCGCACCTGGCACGCCAGCCGTCACGGCAAGGTCTACACCACCGAAGAGGTGCGCGATTTCTACAGTGAAATGAAGAACCGCGCCAACTGTTATTGCAGCCAAATCCCAGTATTACTGACAGATGATGGTCAGATTTATAACGAGGGATTGGCTGATAAATTGGCTGCCGAGCGCAAGAAATGGAAGCCTGACGAAAAGTGAAGTGGTAAAATTGACGTGCGGCTAGACCGGCCAGTCGAAGAGGGTGAACGTAGACACCCCTGCCGCACCCATCATCTACGAAACCTGCTACGAGGTTTAGAATGAAATCATGCAAGAAATGCGGTGAGACCAAGCCGTTATCTGAGTTTTACAGAAGCAAAAAATGCACTGATGGATATCGCGGAAGCTGTAAGGCGTGCGCCTCTTTGCTTAACAAAACAAAATGTCTTCCAGCCAGCAAAGATGGCGTTGTCCCTCTGCCATCAAAGGATAGGCTGAATGAGCTTTTTGAGGTGTTAGGGTCTGACCTGATAGCCAAGATATCTCGCGGCTGCGTCAAGAGTGGCTCAGTTTGTGGCTATAAGCGCAAAGATGGCTACATCCGCGTCAAGGTGGATGGCGCACTGGTAATGGCCCATCGAATTGTCTGGAAGATGTTCAACGGCGATGAGCCAGATTTTATCGATCATATTAACGGCGTGCGCTCTGATAACCGCATTGAGAATTTACGACCCGCCACCAAGACGATTAACAAGCTAAACGAGAGCTTAAGAGCCGACTCGCAATCTGGATTTATTGGAGTATCTTGGCACACCCCTACAGACAGCAGAAAAGTGTCAAAATGGGTGGCTAAGATTGCTCGAGGTGGGGAGTACCACCACATTGGCTATTTCCATGATTTAAAGCTTGCCGTCCTCGCCTATAACGCCGAATGCGAAAGGCTTCACGGCGAATATGGCAAGCGAAAGATAGAACACAATCTGAATAAGCTCCGAGAATTGGGGCTGATGTAAATACAACAAGGTCGCTCCGGCGGCCTTTTTTATTGCCTGAAATCCACCAATGAGGCCCATATGAGCGGCATTTATTTCGAATCAAAGCGACTTGGCGATATCTCATGCACGCACGTTAAGATCGGCGGCATCGAAGCGATGATGAAGCAGGTAGGCGATCGCAAGGTCATCAAGTCACAAGGCCGCGGCAACGTGCGCCAGGTAAAAACCATCGTCAGAGCGTTACACAAAACCATCCAATAACGAGGACCCAGCATGAAACGCAACCGCGTTAACGTGCTGACCGTCGTCAACTCCGCTTCAAACATCACCACTGAAACCATCGACGGCAAGCCACATATCGTGGTTCGCGGCATCACGCCTGTCGTGGACGATATCGTGATGAACCGGAAGTTGTACCCGGCAGCAGAAATCGAAAAGGCCTACAACACGCTTGAGCGTAATCCAATGCCGCTGGGCCACCCGAAAGTGGACGGCAAGCATGTGTCTGCGCGCGATGTCCGGGCGGTGAACGAGTACCACGTCGGGGCCTGGCTGCAGAACGTCAGCCATAAAGACGGGAAGGTGACGGGTGACATGTTTGTTAACCGCCAGTACGCCGAGTCGAGCGACAAGGGCAAGCGCCTGATTAACCGTCTGGATGAGATGCTGGCCGGTACCAACTCCGACCCAATCCACATCTCCACCGGCCTGCTGTATTCCGGTATCGCCGCCAACGGCGAGTCGAAGGGCAAGAAGTACAACGAAATCGCCACCAACATGATGTTTGACCATGTGGCGGTGCTGCTTGATGAGCCTGGCGCCGGAACGCCGGAGGAGGGCGTAGGCATCTTCGTTAACTCAGAAGGTGATGAGCAGCAGATCGAAGTTGCCCGCCTGGCTGATGGTATCGACTGCACTCGCGACGGCCTGATCAACAAAACCAAATTCTTCTTCACCAATGCCTCCAACTTCTCTTTTGACGACATCTCCCGAGCCATCAGCGACAAGCTGCGCGAGGGTGACGACGAAGATAAGTGGCTTTGGCCTGAAACGGTGTGGCCGGACAGCTTCATCTACCGCAATGACACCAAATATCTGAAGCAGAAGTACCTCATCGATGACGACGGCAAGGCCGTGTTCGTCGGCGAACCTGTAGAAGTCGTGCGCAAACCCACTGAGTACGAGATTAAAACCAACGGAGAGAACGATCCGATGAAAGAACTGATTATCAATGCGCTGTAAGCCGCTGGTAAGCCGACTGAAGGCAAGTCCGACGCCGAGCTGATGGACGCATACAACCAGATGAAGGCCGAAGAAGCCACCGCCAAGAAAAAAGGCGATGAAGAAATCGACCCGGAAACCGGAAAGCCAAAGAAAAAAGAGCAGGCCACCAATAACGAAGAGATGCCAGCGTGGGCGAAAGCACTTGCCGATCGCGTGGACGTCGTTTTCAACAGCCTGAACGCGAACGTCGACAATGAGAAAGGCGAAAAGCGCGCGACTGTGAAGCTGGCGATGAACATGAGCGATGAAGAAGTCGCAGATCTGGACGGCAAGGCGCTCGACGCCATGTATGCCAAGTGCCAAACCTCCTTCGGCCTGAACGGTGCATTCCGTCAGGCTGCCAACACCCAATCAGTCAGCGAAATGCCGGAGTAAAAAATGGCTAAAGACGGAAAACACGTAATTCACGCCGGTGGCGTATTCCCTAATCCGCTGCTTAACCGTGAAGGTGCCGCGGCGGCCGCCACCAAGCCAGGTACTGTTGGCTTCTTCTCCGCCGCCAAGTTCACGGCCTCGGTTGATGGCAACGAAGAGGCGATCCTCTATGTCGCTGACTTTGATTATCTTCGCTGCCAGACGGTTGACGACTCAATCCCTGTGAATGAGTTGGTGGTTGGCATCCATCCGATGCCGGGCATGTTCCTGAACGTGCGAGCCGCTGCCGGCACGTACAAAAAAGGCCAACCTTTATCCATCGCAAACGGCCAGGTGAAAGCCCACGCTTCTGGCGAGTCCATCCGCGCATATGTCGAAGAAGACACGGCGTACACCGTTGCTGCAGGCGATCTGCTGCGCGTCGTTATCAAGTAAGGAGCACCTGAATGCTTGTATTTTCTCGCTCTATCGGTGAACGCACCGGTAACCTCGAAGTCAACCAGGCACAGTTCCGCGAGCTGGAGATGGCGCGCAACATGAGTGCGCAGTCTGTCGCTGACTTCATTGCCCGTGCTCGCTTCGGTGAAAACGGACATCTGGACGCGGTGAACGCTGTCGACGATATCCGCCGCATGTACCGAGCGTACGATCAGACGGTACTGGCACAGTTCGAGCCGAACACCGAATTCACCCTTTTCAACGACCTGATGCCATTGTCTCGCTCTGTCCGCCTGGAAGAGTCAGTGTATGAATATGCGCGTACCGGAGGTCGTGGCTGGGCTCACACTTCCATGTCAGGCCAGATCGGTGCGGCGCTGGATGCTCGCGCGTACAGCTTTGACGGCACCATGGTTCCAGTGCACGACAGCGGCTTCAAGTTCCACTGGCGTGATCCAATCTTCAACAAAGGGTCAGCACTGGCATCACTTGCCGATGCGCAGCGGGGCTCTGTTGATGATGTGCGCCGTAAAATCGTGGACTACATGTTCAACGGTTTCCGCGACTCGGAAGGCAACTTCGTTACCTTCGATGGAAAAACGTGGAAAGGCCTGAAGAACGATGAGCGCGTCGGCCAGGTTGATCTGGGTGCATCTGGCCTGAACATCGACTTCTCCAGCCGCACTACAACCGCAGAACAGAACCGAGACGGTGCGATCGCCCTGCGTGACACCATGAAGATCACCAATAACCAGTACGCGCCGCAGACCTGGTACGTATCCAGCGAGATCATGTCCAACTGGGAGCGCTATTTCAGCGACAATTACCAGTCCGGTACCATCCTGCAGGAAATCCTGAAGCTGTCCGGCATTGCCGCAGTGAAAGAAGACGCCGAACTCACAGGTAACCAGATTTTGGTTGTTCCTTTGACTGCCGGCGTTATCGCTCCGATCACTGGCCAGGCTGTGGGCACTGTTGCTGACCCTCGTCAGTTCTATAACAGCGACTACATCTGGCGCACCTGGGGCGCTATGGGCCTGATGGTCAAGCAGGATATCAACCTCAAACATGGCGTGCTCTTCGCGAGCAGCTAAGGAGAAATTGAATGGCACTGGTAGAAATCACAGCAGGTAACGTCTTCGCCGGTGCCAACCTCCGCAAACTGGAGGTTGGTGCGATCGTAGAAGTGGACGATGCAACAGCAGCGCGCTGGAAGGCGTCTGGCAAAGCAAAGGACACTGACAAGAAGAAAGGCGAGAAGCTTTCCTTCGAAGTGTCAACTCCGTCCGCGCAGGCGGCAGACCTTTCTGGCCTGCAAAAGCAACTCGCCGACGCGCTGGAGCAGAACCAAAAGCTAATCGCCGATGGTGAAGCAAAAGACAAGGCTCACGCCGACGCGATGGCAGTAGAAACAAAACGTGCTGATGAGGCCGAAGCAGCACTGGAAGAAGCTATCAAGAAGGCGAAATAACCATGGCTGACCCAATCACAGCGGCAGACGTGCAGGCGTTCCTCGGTGAATTGGGTTACTCCATTCCGGGCGCACTGCTGGATCCGATTCTCTGCGTGGTGAACAAGATTATCCCGTGCCTCGATGGTGCTGGCTATGACGACTGCACCGCTAAGCTGATCCTGATGTACGCCGCCGCGCTTATGGCTACGTCTTCCGGCGCGCGCCGCATCAAATCGCAGGGTGCGCCGTCTGGCGCGTCCCGCTCATTCGATTACGGTGCTGACAGTATTACCTGGTTGCGTGACTCGCTGGCCAGGCTCGATACCAGCGGCTGCACCGGTGAGCTGCCGATCAGTGCAGGTAACAGTGTCGGCTTGTTCATGGTAGTCGGGGGCTGCTGATGACGTACAAATCAGTTAAGCACGGCCTGCCGTGCTCGTTCACCCGAGTCTGGGTGATGACTGACACAGGGCGGGAGACTACCGGCTACGTGAAATCGGACGGCGAGTGGCATATCAACTGCCCGCGCATCCGGGCGACAGGCGCGAAGGTGCTGAGGTGGCGTGAATGAGTTCAGCGGGACAATGGTCATACAACAAACCCTGCACCCTGTGGCGCAAAGGTGCGGGCGGCAACGATGAGTACGGGGACCCGATTTCAGCTTATGAGCCTCCTGAAACCATCATGTGCGACTACATCGGCGGCATGTCGGCAAAGCTCGGCTCACTCGGTAAAGAGGTTGTTGTCAAAAACACCTTTTTCACGGCGTACGCGCTGGCTGATGAAGGCGACTACATCCTGATTGGTGTGAGCACTGAAACAGACCCGGTAGTTGCAGGAGCTGATGAGGTTCGCCACGTTACGCGCTGGAACGACACGCTGGAAGGCATGGAAGACGACTGGGCAATAATTACGGGAGTGTAGCCATGGCGGGAAAAGTACGTGGAATGCGCGAGGCGAAGGCTAATCTGAATCGAATCATTCAGGACATTCAGGGGCGCAAGGTAGTGAGGGCCATCCAGTCAGCGCTAATTATCGGCGGTTCACAGGCCGCGCTGTATACGCCAATCGACACTTCAACGCTGCTAAACAGCCAGTTTCGCGACATAACCGTGAAAGGTAGTCGGGTGACTGGTCGTGTGGGCTACTCCGCTAATTACGCGATTTTCGTTCACGATCCGAATGTGCCTCAGACCTTCCGCCGGGCCACCGCGCGGAAAGAGTTCCTGACCAAAGGCTTTGAGGATACCCGCAGCCAGATTGATGCGGTGATCGCCAAGGAGATGTCGTTATGACGCCCATGATGCATGAACGGGTGAGAAACATGTTCGGTGATGCCGGGTTAACGAATGGCTTCACGGTGCAGCAGCTGATGTATGACGACCCAGGCGACCTGTCGAAGGCGATCATGGTATTCAGGCCAAACGGCGGTTCGAATATTCGAACCAATCTCGGGTCCGAATACCACGTTCTGGTCGACGTCGTCGGCGCAAAAGATAAGCGCAAAGCGGCGCTGGAGGCAGCTAACCGCATCGTCGATTACGTCAAGGCTAACCCCATGGCTGACGAGTGCGTTGGCTACATCCAGAACATGGGCGCAATTCCCGCGCCGGTGCTCACAGAAGAAGGGCGAATAGTCTTCCGATTGCAATTTGCCTGCACGTTTGGCGACTAGCCATTCCCAACCAAATAACCCGCTCCGGCGGGTTTTCTTTTATACGTCAAAGAGGAGTTTCACATGGCTAATTGCCAGAACTCGAACGAGCGCCTGTTCGGCGGTGCGGTCGTGCTGGAAGTCGCCGATGGCTGCCCGGACGTCAAACCACTCGAAGGTGAGTGGATGGCGCTGGCCGCTGGTACGTCGAAGGGCTTCGACTTCAACCCTAACTCGGTTACCTCTGATGCGGATGACGGCGGCGGCTATGTCGAGACCATCATCACCAACAGTGATTTCACCCTGAGCTTTGAGGGTGAAGTGCGCAAGAAGGATAAGCTGGATCAGTACGGTGTCGGCAAATTCATCAAGTATTTCGCTGACGAGCTGAAGGCCAAGCGCCAGCCTGGGATCTGGGTGCGCATGGACTACGGCCCGGTCGAATTCGTCGGATATATGAACATCACGGCGCTGAGCTCTGACGGTGGCACCAACGACATCGTCACGTTCTCTACTGAGTTCAAAGTAGGTGATGCAAGCACTATCGAAGTGAACGAAATCACTGCGGTAGCGGTGACTGGCGTGACGGTAACGCCGACAACCAGCACCGGCACGGCAGGCGGCACCAGCACTTTCACGGTGAACATCGCACCAACCGGCGCTACCAACAAACAATTCACTGTGGCGACTACCGACGCGACCAAAGCAACGGCCACCGCCTCCGGCAACACCGTTACCGTGACGCGTGTTGCCACCGGCAGCGCGCAGATCATCATCAACACCGAAGATGGCAACTTTGTGGCCGTGCATACGGTTACCGTTACCTAACGGACATTCCAAAGGGCGGCGTGCTGCCCTTGATAATGACCGTTTACTGGAAGGCCTATGACCGCTTTAACCGATATTGGCGAACTCTCTATCAGCGACAGCCGCGAAGGCGGGAAAGATTACCTGTTGCGACCTTCATTCGAGGCTATGACGAGGATCGGCAATCCGGAAGAGATTGTGCAGGCGTACGCCACTATTCATGGCAATGATGTCGCTCAACTCATTGATGTGTGCGCTGGCACGCTGGGGCGTTTTCCTGAATGGCTGGCCCCATCATTCAACCGCGCTGCCGAGAAGCTGTTATCAACGTGCATGCTGGTGCTGCAGGCGTGCTGCGATGACGACCTGACACCGATGATCGGAGAATGGAAAGGGTGGCGGCATTGCGTCGTCTACCGACCAGGGCAAATGCCGAAGAACGACATCATCGTGCTGGCGCAGCACCTCATGCAGCACGGCGTCGTCGGAAAGGCAAAGGTTCGCCAGCTGCAGCGCCACGAAACAGGTGCGAGAACTAACGAATTTAAAGCCTTCGACTACATCAGCGCGGCGCGTACTCATTTCGGCATGATCCGCGAAGAAGCCTCTCAGTTAACGATGACCGAATTTCAGATGCTTCTGTCGGCAAAATACCCGGAGCAGAAAGGCTTCACTCGCGATGAGTACGATGCGATCGCCGATGATTACATGGCGAAGAAAGCGAAGCGATTAGCCCGGGCGGAACGGGCCAAGTAAAAAAGAACACACCAAAACAACCTCGCTCAGGCGGGGTTTTTTATTGCCCGGAGATTAGATTATGGCTGGTACTGTCAGCGCTGGAACGATTGTTTATGAAGTTGACATGGACACCGCCGGGATCCTTCAGGGACGCCGGGATATTGATGCCGCTTTGAATGGGCTTAACGGCAGCATGGGTCGTCTTGAGGCTGGGTTAAATCGCACTGAGCGATCCCTGTCTTCGATTGAAGGCACTATGTCAAGCTTAACTGGTGTCGCGAAAGCGCTCATAGCTGCTCTTTCTGTACAACAGGTTGGCGCATATGCCCAGGCATGGCAGGACCTGAGTAATAAACTGGCAAACGCCGTCAGGGATTCCGTACCGCCGTTTGAAACACTGGCTGATGTCACAGAACGTGTTTTTGACATCTCTCAAAAGACTCGTTCAGGTCTCGATGCGACGGCCACTCTCTATGCACGTCTCGAGCGATCAACAAGGAGTTATGGCGTCAGTGTAGAGGACATCACGAGGCTGACAACCATTATTAACCAGGGTTTCGTGGTATCAGGGGCAACAGCGGAGGAGGCAAGCAACGCAATCATCCAGCTTGCTCAAGGTCTGGCGTCCGGAGCTCTAAGAGGCGATGAATTTAACTCTGTGAATGAGCAGGGTAACCGGCTCATGATTGCTCTTGCTGACTCCATGAATGTCAGCATTGGGGCGCTCAGAAACATGGCTGCAGAGGGTAAGTTAACCACTGATGTGATCGTGAATGGATTACTCTCCCAGGGCGATAAAATTGGACAGGAGTTCGCTAAAACTACTGCAACGATCAGCCAGTCTCTTGAAATTGCCAACAACAACATCACGAAGTTCTTTGGCGAGAATGCCACTGTAAAAACTGGCGTCAAAATATTCAGTGACTCAGTCATATCTCTAAGTGAAAACCTGGACGTTCTCAGCACTACGCTCACGATTGTTGCCGGCGTAATGGGTGCGCGGTATGTCGGTGCGCTGACCATGGCCACCTCTGCGAAAATTGCAGATATCGCAGCATCTCGTCAGCAGGTCGTAGCAGACAATCAGACGGCACAGGCTGCTTTGGTTGCTGCTAATTCTGTTCAGCGTAAGGCTCTTGCTGATAAAGAGGCTGCTCTATCTTCTCTCGCGCTGGCCCAGGCTGAATATAACGTGGCAAAAGGTAGTGCTGCAGAAATGCTGGCAATGGATGCTCTTGTGGCCGCAAAAACACGGGCTACTACCGCGTCTCTTGCTCTTGCGGAGGCTGAAACTGCCCAGGCTGCTGCGTCGGCCCGTGCGGCGACAGCTGCTCGTGCAGCGTCCATAGGTATTGGAATGGCGCGTGGTGCGCTTGCTCTCATAGGTGGTCCTGCTGGTGCTGCTATGCTCGCAGCCGGAGCGATCTTCTATTTCTGGCAGAAAGCCCAGCAGGCAAAAGAGGAGGCAATCGCCTTTGCCGATGGGCTGGATAAGCTCAATGCTGCCATGAATGCAATGTCGAACACGCAGCTCCGCGGAGCTATTGCTGATGCCAATAATTCTATACGAGCTCAGAAAGAAGCTGTTGCTGATCTGCAGAGTGAAGTTGACTCTCTGAGAGACAGGTATCAGAACTTTACCCCTGCAGCGCAGAAAGTTGCTGAATCTATGGGGCAAGGTACAGATTTTGCCCGCCAACAGGCGGAAGTGTCTGATGAACTGGCTCGCAAGACGCGAGATCTTGAGGCCGCAAAGGATAAATTATCCCGGACAGAAGAAACCGCGTCTGAGGCGACTCGCACACTCACGAACAACATGCTTACGGCGATGGGCGTTCATGATCAACTCATCGAAAAATCCTGGTCTCTTGAGCAAGTTCAGGGTGCGGTAGCGAAAGCCTTTGGTGATACAGCTGATGAAATAAACCGGGCCAATCAGGCAGGGCAGAATTTTGATCCGAAAGCACTGCAAATTTCTCCGGCCACGAAAGAGGGCGATAAGCTCATCCTCAATCTTGAGGAGCAAAACGAACTTCTTAAAATTCAGGATGAGCGACAAAGAGCCGTTGTTAAAGCTCAAATGCAAGCCGCCAAGGTAACTGATAACAAGAATCAGATATCATCAGCTGGAAAGCTTGCTGGAGAAAACTACGACTTGCAAAAGGCCGAAGAAGCCAGAAAAAAAGCTCAACAAGAGAGTGAGCAACAGGGGAAAAAATCAGCGTCTTCTGCTGAATCTGTTGCTCAGAAGCTGGCGAACCTGAAACAGCAAGCAGAACTGGCGGCGGGGTCAACTCAAGAACTCAGCCGCGAGCAGGCTATGCTCAATGCCGAGCAATCTCTTGGGAAAGGTGCGACTCAGGCCCAGATCGCACAGGCCCGGCAGTATGCTGCAGAGAAATGGGATACGGCCAATGCCATTAAGGCGCAGGCGGCAGCCGAGAAGCTCCTGCCAGAAGCGCGAGAAAACGCCAGCTATAAGCAGGATGTTGAGGATCTGAATACCGCTCTGGCTGCGAAGAAAATCAGTCAGGAGCAGTTCAATCAGACATCTGAGAGACTGGAAGCAACCCACCAGGCCAACCTTGCGAAAATCCGTGCCGATCAGGCCGTCAGCCCGCAGCAGGAAGCTGCTGGCGGCGTGGACCCAGTGCAGCAACTGGCGAATGAAAATGCCCGTAAACTCGCGCTTATTCAGTCATACGAGCAGCAGGGGATTATCACTCACCAGAACGCCCTTATGCTGCGTGCTAACGCTGACAGGGAGTACGAGCAGGCGCGCATCGCTGCACAGTGGGAGATCTTCCGTAACCAGAGCGCGGGCAATGAAGCGCTGGCGGCTTCAATCGATGCGCTAGCAGGAAATGCCTCCAACGCATTAACGGGAATTATCACCGGCAGCATGACGGCTAGTGATGCAATGCGATCTCTTGGTAGCACGGTTCTCAACAGCCTGGTTAATACCTTCGTGCAGATGGGCGTTGAGTGGGTCAAGTCAGCCATCATGGGCCAGGCGGCACAAACGGCGGCTATCGGCACAGTGACAGCAGTGCAGACGGCGGCAGTGGCCACGCAGACGGCTACCAGCACAGCAGCGGCAGCGACAACCGCTGCGGCATGGACTCCGGCGGCTATCCTATCCTCCATTGCCTCAATGGGAACAGCGGCGGCTATCGGTCTCGGTGCGGTTGCGGGCGTTATTGGTGCTAACCTTCTCGGTAAACGTAAAAACGGCGGGCCGGTGACGGCTGGCGGTATGTACCAGGTAGGCGAAGGTGGCATGCCGGAGATTTACCAGGCCAGTACCGGTAAGCAGTACATGATACCGGGCGACAACGGCAGGGTGATCAGCAACAAGGAGATGACTGCCGGAGGCGGTGGCGGGGTGATTTTGAATATCAACAATTACTCTTCAGCGTCTGTCGATGCACAGGCTACGCAGGGCAGTGACGGTACATGGACCATCGATGCATTCATCGCTGACATGAATAATGGTGGACCAGCAAGCCAAGCCATTACCAGCAATTTGAACGTTAAGCGCACGCCAAGGGGGCAGGGCTGATGCCAATTATCGACTATCCCGACTGGCTGCCACTGGCGCAGAAGGCCAGCAAAAACATGACGCTCGATACCGGGTTCCAGACCGATCAGCCAGCGGTCGGCCCGGCTATCTTTCAGAACCAGACCGATGATCTAAAAGCGACCTGGTCGGTGACGTGGATCTTCACGCTGGCCGAAGAGCGAGCTTTCCAGCAGTGGCTGCGCAGCCCGAACTATCTCAACCGGGGACTGAACTGGTTCCGGATGAATATCAATCTTGGCGGCAGTGGCCTGCAACTCCAGGAACTTCACTTCACTCAGATGCCAGTGCAAACCAGTATCGACGGCGGGGTGGTAACCTGGACGGGAACCGTAATTGCTAACCATCTGTACAACGCCGACGATGAGTTCGACGATATCATAGTTGAACTTCCGCCGCCGTGGGATTCGTGGCTGGATATCGTGGTAACGGGTTATCCTGACGGGCGCGACCCGGAATCTTTACCGAGAGTGCCGTAATGCCTACATAAAATGATATAATCAGTGAAGTGTAAGCCACGGGAAAACGAATCATGCGCGTAATGCCAATTAATGGATATGAAGGACTGTATACCGTTTCTGAATCAGGAGTAATTACCAGCCTTGCGAGACTTACTTCTGATGGAAGGAATATCAAAGAAAGAGTTCTTAAGCCAAGAGCTGTTCGTGGGTACGCTCATGTAACACTATGCAATGAAAATGGTTGCAAGCAATTGAGTGTTCATAGGATTGTTGCCTCTCATTTCTTGGGAAGTTGCGCTGAAGGGGAGGTGGTAAATCATATCGATGGTGACAAGCTGAATAACACCGTGAGTAATTTGGAATGGTGCACTCACTCTGACAATAACATTCACGCCTTAACTCATGGGTTGAGGGTGCCAAAGTCTGGACAGGATCATCACCGATTCTCAGCGCCAGTTATTGCTACGCGACTGAGTTCAGGTGAGGAGTACACCTTATGTGGAGAAAAAGAAATTAGGGGTATGGGCTTTGATTACGCGACAGTTAGAAACTGTGTGGCGGGAAAGCGCAAAAGACACAAGGGGTTTACTTTTAGGAGCGGTTAAACATGAATTTCCGCCAGTACAAACAACAGCGCCCGACGCGCGGGCTGTATGACACCATCACGTTCTACCATCCATCCTTTGGCTATGTCCGCCTGGTAGACAAGCAGTTCTTCCCGAAGACGCTTGGCGGCAAGACGTACACGCCAGCGCGTTTTGAAATCGAAGAGAGCCAGCAGAGCGGCACGCCGGTGATCGACGCGACCGTGAAGTTAGGGCGTCTGTCGTCTGACATCAAAGCTCTCATGAAGCAGTGGAAGGGAGCGGCCCGGCTAACAGCTATTACGGCCACGCGGCAGATCTTCGACAGCGGCGATGTGTCGATGCCGATTAAGTCGTGGCAACTTTACGTCAAGACGGTGGATATCGATGCCGAGGCCTCATCGGTCACTCTGTCTGTCACCAACCCTCTGAACAACAACATTGGTCGCCTTTATGATCCAGTCGAGTACACGGGACTTCAGTATCTGTGAGGTAGATATGAATTGGAGTGATTATTTCGAATATCGGGATGGAAAACTCTTTTGGAGGCACAGCCATAGAGGGCCTGTAAAAGCAGGCGATGAAGTTAAAAATCGCGACGGTAAAGGTTATGTCAGGGTTGTTCTTCACCAGAAATTTTATCTAGCGCATCGGATTATTTATGAGATACACCATGGAGCTATTCCTGCAGGCTACCAAGTTGACCATATTGATGGCGAAAGACTTAACAATAATATTGAAAACCTCAGGCTGGCAACCAACAGCATTAACCAGCGAAATAGGCGGAAAAGCTCGAAAAACACCTCAGGAGTGACAGGGGTTTGTTTTGACAAAAACACCGGAAAATGGGTTGCGAGACTTTGCAAGAAGCACCTTGGGAAGTTCGTAAACTTTGAAGATGCATGTACCGCTCGCGCTGAGGCTCTCCGCAGTCATGAAGGTTTCACATCCCGCCACGGTGAGTGACATGGATAAATCCGACTTCATCAAAGTTGTTATTGGAAAGCCATGGGCCAACAGGAGTTGCACATTCGGTGCGATGGATTGTTGGGCATTGGTGGTGCTGTATTACCGGCACGTTCTCGGCATTGAGCTGCACCAGACGCCGGACTACGAAGCCGGAGCTGACTTCTTCACCTGCTATCAGGGCGACGTCGTTTTCTGGCGCCAGGTCGATAAGCCGGTAGAGGGCGGGATATTCGTGGGGTATCGCGGCGCGCAGCCTGCGCACGTTGGCCTTGTGCTAAACCGTCAGGCGCTGCATGCGCGCGGTGAGGGCGGCAGTGTGCGCATGGACTCGTTGCTGGTCATTCAGCGGGCATTCACCAAAGTGGAGTACTTTTCGTATGGCGCTGGTTGAGATATCAAATTTTCCAGGAACGCCTAAGCTGCGTTGCAGGGTGCCAAACGGCACCCTTTTTTATGACTGGCTGGCGGCAAATGACGCTACCTTTCACCGCGATCTGCTGATCGTCCGCAACGGCGTGAAGTTGGGCGACGATGACGAGCTGGCGTTTGAGCTGAGTGAGCTGGACCACATCCAGATATTCGACCAGCCGAAGGGCATTGTCGGCGACATCCTGAGCCCGATATTTAAAGTGGTGGGTCAGGTGTTTTCGTTCCTGGCGCCGAAGCCCGCTATCGCGAACAACGGCGGTAATACCGTCGACTCACCGAACAATAGCCTGACCGGTCAGACAAACACCGCGCGTGTGTATAAGGCCAAGCCGGACATCTACGGACAGATTCGTTCATTCCCGGACCTGATTCAGGAGTCGGTATTCGAATACGTTCACCAGACGTCCACCGACGGCGGCCTGAAGTACGTAACGGAATGGATGTGCATCGGGATCGGCAAATACGATTACGAGTCTGTGCGCTACTCAGAATCAAGCCTGGGCTCTCTTGCTGGTGCCGAATTCCAGTTCTTCCAGCCTGGCGAAGTAATCCCGCAGATCGTCGAAGGCTACGGGTTTGATGACGTCGACGGGCAGGAGGTCCCCGGGCAGAACGAGGCCAGCGATTTTCCGTTAGAGAGCGCTACTGCAACAACCGTGGTCAGCGGTACGTACTCCGGCGGCCAGATAGCGATGAAAATCGTGAAACAGGCCGAGTTTGACTACTTTATGGGGCTGGTGCTGCCGCATGCGGTTACCTTCACCATCAACGTTACGTACAACACAGCATCAGGCAGCGTAACCACTGACGCGACATTCTCCGGGACGCTGATCTCCGCCGTTGAAACAAACGACGGCGCTGTGGTTAATCCGGTGCGCTGGTACACGTTCACGATGAACCAGCTTGATGGTCATCAGGACATCCCGGCGAATGCCACGATCAACACAACGAAGTTCATCCTCAATGACAACGAGGCTCTGATCGTCGGACCGTTCTTCTCTCCTGTCGAGTCAACTCAGTTGTGGCTGCATACCCAGTCCAGCCTTGGAGGAAATAAGGAAACGAACTGGAAGGTAGTCATCTGGAAAATCGACGACGATTATAACCAGGTTCCAGGCACCCAGCAGACTTTCACATACCGGCAGACGACACCGCATGACTCAACAAGTGAGGTGTTCTACCGCACAGACAAAATCACACCGTCCGGCGGCTTTGGGAAATACGCGGTCAGCTTCCAGCGCACGGATAACTCCGGCGATGCTTCACTGCTGAAGGTCGAAGAGATCCACAGCATCAACATCAGGACGAACGTCGTTCATCCGACCGACACGCTGGTACGAGTGAAGGTGAGAGCGACTGAGAACGCGCTGGGGAGCCGCGAGCGCAAATATAACGCGCTGGTGACACGTCATACCATCACTTACGACCTGGACACGCAGACGGTGGATTACACGCTGCGTCCGTCACGCTCGTTCGCTGATGCTGTGGCGCACACCTGGCTGATTATGGGCGCGCAGCCGGTAAGCAGCATTGACCTCTACGGGCTGTATTCGATTGCTGAAAGCCTGCCTGATGAGCGCCTGGGTTATTTCGACTACACGTTTGATGACGAGAACGACTCGCTGGGCGACCGCGTGCAGGCGATCTGCAATGCGGCGTCAGTGGTGGCGTACTGGGACGATGGCGTGCTGACGTTTACTCGCGACCAAAAAGTTGATTACCCGGCTGCAGTATTCAATCGTGCCAACATGAAGACGGACGAATACAAAATGACGTACGAAGCCACTCTTCCGGGCGGCTACGACGGCGTGCAGGTGTCCTATGTCCACCCGACCACGAACAACAAGACATACATCAATTACCGCGTGCTGAACGGCTCCATCATCGAACAGGAAGCAGAGAACCCGAACAAGCTCGAGATAGTCGGCTTCCGTAACGAGTATCAGGCTCGGGAACGCGCGCTGCGCGAAACGAAGCGGCTTATCTACTCCCGGGTGAAGATGAACGCTAAGGTGTTCGAAGACGGCATTATCCAGGTTGGCAGCGTCATTCAGATGCCTGACATCTACGACAGCAACCAGCAGCAGGGTTACATCACCGGCCGCGCCGGGAATAACTTCGATACCAGCGAACCGATAGCGTTTACCGGTTCAATGTACGTGCTGGTGACCGACAGTCTGGGTAACCCAACCCTGCGCTATCCGGCCACCGCCCGTAGCGATACCAAGTACGGATTCACCGCGGCAATACCAGACATTCAACTCAACATCTGGAACGGAGATACAGTGCAACTCCCGTCGCGTTATCTCATCGCGACAGTGGAAGAACTGGACAGCCAACTGTGGACGGTAAACAGCATCAAACCGAACACTGATAACACAGTCTCCCTGACTGTCGCGGAATACAGCGACGCCATCTACCAATAAGATTTTTCCCGACAATCCCAACCCGGCCACTGCGCCGGGTTTTTTATGGAATCAATATGGCTACGCAACCTACTCAAGACGCAGTACCAAGTGAATCGCCTCGCGACCTGAAATTTAACGCGGGGAAAATTGACGAATTTGTTACGTCTGAAAACCATGTTTATGTTGACAGGTTTGGCGAAGAGCATCGTACAATTGAGGGAATAAATTACGATGCGAATCAGGCAATTCTGAATTATGGCTATATCACGAAGGATTCTTTTGAAGATGGCAGCACCATTAGCCTTGCTAACGAGTGCTTACGCTGGGAGAGCAACGGCGAGTACTACAGATGGGATGGGCCGCTCCCCAAAGTAGTTCCCCCTGGATCTACGCCTGATAGCACTGGTGGGATTGGTAAGGGGAAATGGGTAGGTGTTGGTGATGCATCTTTAAGGGCTGCGCTGGCGGCGCCGGGCGGCGTGAGTCTCGTTAATGGAGCTCTTTCTCAGCAAAGTCTGGTTCTGCAGTCAATTACTAAGATCCCAAGCTATGTTAACTCGAACGTAGTGCAGGCATGGCGTGATAGTGTTGCTTCATATGGGTATGTTTACTTCTCGAATCATTCAAAATCTCAGATGGTTTACACTGTGCCGTCTACAGCTGCGAATGCTTCTTTCCTGGCTAACAGCAAAGTTATCATCGACAAAAATGTAACTCTGCGGTTCGATAGTGATTTGTACTCCCTCTTCAAATCACTTCAGTACGAAGGCGAGGGAACATTTGAATTCACCAACCTGAACTTTAAAACAACCGGAGGGGAAACGAGATATCTTGCAAAGCAGGCCATTCTAAATCGTAATCCGGTTAGAATGAAGCGCGTCGAGTGGGCTGATTGCAAGGTATATTCTGTAAATGGAGATACATTCACAGCAGGCGGGATCAATAATTCTTCTGATAGTGCAGCCATTTTTTCATTAGCAGCGAATCTGACAACAGGGCTTTTTGCCCCTATTGCGGTTGGTGAACACATTTCAGCACATATCCGTATGGAGTCTCAGGTTGCAACTGAAATAGGGCTGTTGCTTCGTTGTTCTGCAGGATGGATGATGTTCTACGGTGCTCCAGGGGCAACGCAGTGGAGTTATAGACAAAAACCGGTTGGAGGTGCAGTAGCAAACGGAACTCCATTTTCCATCCCTGGCAACCTTCTTTCCTATGCGCCAGGAAAGGCCACTATAGGTGTGTCTTTACAGGCAAAAAACATTGCTTTGATTACCATGAATGGCGTCGGTATCCGTGTTCCATTCGATACTTCAGAGGTAGGTGATGTTTATGAGGTGGGATTTGTTGCGCTAACAGCGTCATCATCAGGCGTTGCTCGTGTAACTGGGCTATGCAGCTATATTTCGAACAATGGCGTGCATGGTAAGCCGCCACTACATATTCTGATTCATGGAGATAGTACGGCTGAGGATTTCATTTCCGCGTTCAGCTCGTACATTCCGCAATTAATGGATGGAGCGAACGGCCACCGTTCATATAGCATTGTAAACAAGGCAATTGCCGGGCAGACAATGAGGCAACAGCTAGATCTCCTGAAGGCTCAGGGGCCGGGTGATGCTTACATTGTTATTATGGTTGCCGGAACTAACGAAGGGCAGGCAAATCAGAGCGGAGATTATATGGCTGCGCTGGTTGAGGAGTTTGTACTTTATTGCAATGGCCTTGGTCGTATCCCTGTTTGGGTTGAGCCTTGGATGTGGTATAGCCAGTCATTTATTGGCGGCGCTGGTCAACCATCAGCTAATTACGATGGTGTGGCGGAGTTGCGCGAGGCAGGAAAGCGGAAAATGATGAAATATGGCAACAATGTTATTTGTGTAAGCACCACACACCAATTACCAGCTCCACTGCCTGAATATTTCGGTACACAGTATGATCCATTGTTACGTGATGATATCCATCAGAGCCAGCTTGGTTATCGTCTTTATGCGGAAATTATTTGCTCAGCAATTATTGACTGGTGGTCAAGGGTTGATTTCACACCGAGGTCTGCCGTTCAGTGGTGGGCTGGGACGAACGTAACCGTACAGACACCATCAAGCTTAACTGGTAATTCAATAAATGTTAAACTTGCCGCTACGTCATTTGCAAATGGCAATACAGTATTGACGTTGCCAAGATGGTGCAGACCACCTGTTAACAAAAACATTCCTGTGCCATTTACAGCTGACGGAACATCATTCGGAATGGCTATGGCAACGATAAACGCTTCAACAGGGGCGATAACGATTGTTGGGTCCACTACAACATCCCCAACATTCTACATTGATGCTTCATGGTAAAAAAGCAAGGGCCGCAACGCGGCCCTTTCACCTACTTCACATGTTTATTAATTTCTCTCATCCAGACGGCATATCCATTTTTGTTTAAATGAACACCGTCATCAAAGTATAAATCATTTTTTTTATCAGATAAAAACTCAGCGGGAACTTCGATCACCTTACAGTTAACTTTACGAGTGCATAATTTATCAATTATGGTGTTAATCATGCTTATTCTTGAGTTAACATGGTCAACATCTTTTCTTGCTCCACTTATGATTGGCAAAACTTTCAATGCATAAACATTGTCAACGATGGAGGCGTTTCCAAGTAATTTCTCATAATCCATCGAAATCTCTTCTTGTGTTTTCGAACCCATAGCATCGTTAACACCGCCCTCAATTATTGCGCCTTTATACCCAGATGCTTCGTAATCTTTTGACAAAGACAAAATCTGAGATATTGAATAACCACCTACACCCATGTTTACATATTTAAAGTTTAGACCATAAGGTGACATGCCTTGAATGAGCGAATCCCCGTATATTATGTAGTCACCATCGGCCTGGTTTGCATTCATTTTTTTAAAGTCGAGCATTACCGACTGAAAGTCAGATACGCGCTTAGTTGACATATAAGATTGAAAATGACGGTAAGCTACGGCACTAGACGCACACAACAGAAATGCAACTCCAAGCGCCATAACAATTTTAAGTTTTGATTTGTCATTATCAGATTTAAGGCTATTTATTAATTTTTTACCCATTTGTATTCCTGGGTTTTCAATTAGTTTTTCGCAAACAACCGCAGCTACAAATGAAATAGAAACGACAATAATATAAAAAGCCAGCAGTTTAATTGAAGGCGAAAAATCTGGAATATGCTTGTTTATAGCCCTCATTACGTATGATGTAAAAACAATATGCGTAATATACATAGCAAATGAAAGCTGACCTATCCTTCTTAGGATTTTCGGAGAGGCATTAGAGCGCTCAAGTCCTGATATAAGGAAAATAAATGCAATGGCTGAAATGGCTGGCACTATGCTGTAAAGAATGTGTCTATTCATGCTAAAAATAAAAATAGACACTGTAATTAGTGCTGCAAATAGTAGGTATGATGTTGTTTTGGAACTTACTATTTTATCAGCTCCATAAAATATCATGAACCCAGCAATAAATACACTTAGGTTGTTTGATATATTAAAGTACCAGAATGAGTTATTAAAGAAGCCAAGATTTGAATGCGATGAATAAAAAAGCTGAAACGCAAAGTTTAGTGTTGTTATAAATACCCACACTATAAATATTGCTTTTAATCCGGCCTTTCTATGCATTTTATCAAAAATGATAAAAAGTGCTGGGAATAATGCATAAAATATAAATTCAGTACCTATTGACCAACCGCCAGGAACAATTGTGTTATTGGCTGATGGAACCATTCCATGCAGCATAAATATATTTGAAAGAATATTTATAGCTGAATACTGACCTTCATGCATGTATGGTGCGCCAAGGTACTTGGTGCCAACATAGTTAAGAACAAAAAAACCAATAATTCCGCAGTAATATAATGGTGCAATCCTAAAAAAACGCCGAATGAAATATTTAATTGTTGGGTTTCTTTCACTCGATCTCCTGGCGTGAGACATGCACAGAGTCAAAGCAGAAGCCACAAAAAATAGCTGCACACCCATTTGCCCGAACGAAGCCACAGAACCAACCAGCCCAGGAAGACCATCAACTAACTGGGAAGTATTGACCATTATCACCATTAAAATGGCTATGCCCCTGGTTGCATCTATGTAGCCTAGTTTGTTAACTGTATTGTCAACTTTCATACATCCTCTGATACCATTTTATTTTGTTAAGTATTTTCAAATGGAAGAAGGAACAGCACAACCATTTTTTTGCCAAGCTGGAAAAATTGATAGGCGATGGGATACCACTTAACTATACTGTATGCGTATACAGTATTTCGGAGGTGTACCATGGGTTTTCCGTCGCCAGCAGCAGACTATGTTGAAGAGCGCATATCACTCGACAAGCGTCTCATCGCTCACCCTTCTGCCACGTACATGATGATAGCCGGCACGACATACCTGCGTGCGGGGATCATGAAGGGGGCCATGCTCATCGTCGATTCATCACTGACACCGAAAGACGGTTCTCTGCTTGTCTGTGCCGTTGATGGTGAGTTCAGGATCATGCGGTACAGGGCGATACCGCATCCATGCCTGGAGAACCCTGAAAATGGAAGGATGGAGCCGTTACCATCGAAGGATGACGCCTCGGATACTTCGCGGCCGGTGTTTGGGGTGATCACCTATAGCATCAACGATGCTCGCTCGGGTGAGTTCGACGACTGCCCGGTGATGTAA